AAACTTCTTCGGAGCCTCAAATCCAAAGAAGATGCTGTTATAGAATCCGTCGAAGGATATCAGATGACTGATGCCCAAAAATACCGTATGCGTCTTGTCCGCGCACATATGGATTATATCACAGCCGAAATCAACGATGTTGATATAATGATAGAAAATATGATTTCTTCTAATCCTGATTTTGAAAATGCTGTCCAGTTCCTCTGTACCATTCCGGGTGTCAAACGTGATAGTGCAATCACTATCATCTCCGAAACCGGTACGGATATGTCTCAGTTCTCAAGTTCCAAACGTTTATGTTGCTGGGCTGGTTTAACACCTGGCAGCAATGAATCTGCTGGTAAGAAGAAATCTGTTCGGATTACACGTGCCGGAGTCTACCTCAAACCTGCATTAGTACAGTGTGCTCATGCAGCCGTAAAATCTGACAAATCTCCTTACTACAAAAAGAAATATGAATCTCTTGTTAAACGTCGTGGCAAGAAAAGAGCCATTATCGCAATTGCCCGTATGATTCTTACCGCCATCTACCAGATGCTGTCTACTGGCGAGCAGTGGAATCCGAGCGACCTTTATAAAATCGATATGCCTGTAGCTCTTGTTGAAAAACAAAAGGCAAAAGCTATCAAGCAGGCTAAGAAACTGTTGCAGCGGGAGGGACTCCTTCCTCCTGATGAGCCATTAGCTTCTTAATCCAATTTTTTAACTCTATAACACTTCAAAAAGTTGCCTGCCTTAGACAGCTTATTCAAGTGCGCCAGTTTATGGCTTTCCTCTACTTTCTTTCACACTAAAACTCCTTTTAAAATGAAACAATCATTTACATATTCCAATAAACATCTGACTCATTTCTTCTGGATCGGGTTTTCTTGGCTTAAATGATACCATTAAATCTTTTGGAGGATTCTCCTTAAGCCATCTATGTTTACAATCATCAAAAACAACTCTTGCTCTCGTGGGTAATTCCATAGGAGGATCACCTGCCTCCTGATGTATACGATCTGACTCTATATTCTTCCAATTCAAATCTTCAGGAATTTCCGTTGTTATATATACATACTCTACATATTCATCAATTGTATTTGGATATGTAATATAAGCATATTTCCGTACTCCATTGACGTTATATCTTAATACAATATCATCTAAATATGGAAGCACAGTATACTCAACACCTTGCTGCTTTAAAAAATCTGCAAAACTACATTCACATCTCTGAAATAGTACATCTACCCCATAATGTTTAAACATATTTTAAAATTCCTCCTTTTACAAAACATGGTGCCATTTAATAAATAGCACCATTAAAATAAATCACTATGACTACCAGTTCTTGTCAAGTACAAATACAATACCTCTTCATCATATTCGTATATCAATAACCAATCCGGTGTAATATGACATTCCCTTCTTCCACTATAATTACCGGTAAGAGCATGATCTTTGTTTTTCTCTGGAAGAACCTCTCCGTTCGCTAATTTCTTAATGATTTCACTTATGAGTTTTAAATCATATCCCCTCTTTTGAATCCGTTTTAAATCCTTCTGAAATTTATTAGTTGGTTTAATCTCATATTTCATGTCAGCAGCTCCTCCATCATCTTATCTACATCTGTATAAGATTTGCCGACAGAAGGATTCTTTTTCATTTCATCAACTTCCTTAAATGCTTCTATCGTTTCCTCATTAGGCATTTCCCTAGAAATATAAAACGGAATCCCTTGCTCTCTAATTGCTTGTTTTGCTGCCATGGTAAAAAACGTAGTCATATCAAGTCCTAAATCAGACATAAGATCCTGAAGATCTGTCTTAACCTTTTCATCTATCCTTACAGTTACACTTGTATTAGCCATATAATAAATCAACTCCTTTCTTTGATATTATTATATTCTCCATTTTCCATATTGTCAATACAATGTTAATACGCTGTTATGACGGTTTTGTAAAGAAATTCGAGTTTCAAGTGCTTATCTTCTTACGCTTTCTCTCTCTTTCTGTTTTGCCATTCCAATATCTTGTAATTTATGAACAACATCCCAAGCCGGCATATTTGCTTCTGTTCCACCGACTATTTTTAATTTTTGATATTCCTCTTTAGTAATTACAACACCATAATCACCAGGCGCACTTGTCCTCAAATTGTCATCAAATGAATAGAATTTTCTATATTCATCAGCATAACATTCGTGATATAAGCAACTAATATATTTTCCAGTAGAAATTTCACACGTCTGCCGTTTTCTCTTTTCAGGAAAATATTTCAAATAAGCAAGTTTCCCGAACTGAATAGATTGCTGTTTGTCTTTTTCGTCCCATACTCTTTCCCTTGCAAGCTGTTGATCAAATTCATCTCCATAAACATGATTACTAGAACATCCAACAGTATAATTATGTCGGTTTCTATATTCATCATACTTTACATCTTGATAAGTTCTTTCTCCGTTTACAATTTTCCGACCTAATCTGTCAAAGCAGACATTATTTCCGTTATAGTCCTTAAAGGAAGAAGTTCTCTTAGCATGAGCATCATCACTTGCGCAGCTAATAGCACTACCAATACAACAAGCTCCAAAAATCAAACCAACAATACCTAACATAATTATACCTCCTGTGTTTTTATCTATCGTTTCTCTTCTGATCAAGTAACCAAGGAATACCAAAAACCACAAACAATCCCGTTCCCCATGCAATCAAATCTAATAACATAATTTTATCCTCCTTATGATTCCATTATATCACTTATATGTACCATTTTCAGTACTCAATTCCGCACGTTACCATCATCATAAATATTGATTTATCCAATGTTCTTTCTCTTCGTCATTCATTCCATACCATTCGTCTTCGTCAAAATTCATTAATGCATAAAGAACGCTATTTCCAGCGTCCTTTTTCTCATCTGTATCAAATTTATTAATCAATGCTTCTAGTGCGGCAACAAGATCATCTGTAACCATATTTTATCCTCCTTTAATCTAGCGAAAACTTACTTTCATCTACTCAATATAAGCGGTGATTTTACATTGTTCAGGATTCTCATCCAAATCCCATTTTATTCCGCTAATAGTATAGTTCTTTCCATTTATTAAAACAATGTCACCTACAACTGGTCGAAAAACTGTTTCTAATTTTACTTTAAGACTTTCTCTTATACACTCTAACCAAACAATGCCCATATACATTTTATCGTATCTCCCTTCGTTAATCATTTCCATCATTAAATAACACCGGTACTAACTCAAAAATTTTCAATTCTTTTGCATAGACTGTTTTATCAAATCCAGCATCTTCATCAAGAACTTGCGCAACAAAATTATTATTTGTGAATTGTATATTTGCTGCATTACTTTTTATATATTCTAATGTTTCCTTTGCTTTCTCAATATCAGCGAAAATTGTCGTTTGATCTAATGATGTATCATAGCCAACAGAGTTTACTTCTGCCCATGTATCTTTACCATCATATAGCACACTTGTTTTAATTATTTTTATAAATCTCCAATCAGAAACACCTATTACATACATTTTATCATCTCCTTATTAAATAAAGACTGCTTCATTATGTTATATTAGCCAATGCATCTTCAATATGTGACATAACCGTCCAAAGTATTTTTATCTGTGCATCCAAACGATTTTTTACGTTTTCATCGGTTTGTATCATATATGCTCTATGTATTTCTTCGATCATAGTATCAATTTCGTCGTTTATTCTTTGTCCACAAATGTTATATCCATATTTCATATCCTCATTCATTGTATATTCTCCTCTACTAAATGATCATATTAAAAACTTTTCCTAACTAAATCTGGCTTTCATCTACTTCTCTTCCAACATAGTAAACTCAATAGAAGCCAATGCTTGTGTCGTAAATATAACATATCCACCATCACGACTTGTCACATCAATAATTGCCGTCTGATCACCTTCATTGAATTCAACGCAGTCAATGTTCAAAAATTCTACGGCAACAGAACATTCCTGTGCCATATGTAATAATTTACATTTCAATTCGTTTACAGTTCCAACAAACTTATAAAATACAACTTCCGGTGTTTCACTATTTGTCTTTGTAATAATCCACTGTTTCTTTTCCACGCTCGTTTCCCTCCATATCTATCAATATTGCATATTATGTAATTCTGATTTTATGATATTAACGATTGCTTTATATGCTCTATATTTTGTTAAATATCCACTACATACATTCATATCAAAATATTCAGAATCCCATGCAATGAAATAGCTTTCTTTGCCATAATAGTCTGCATCGGGATCAGTACCTTTCGGTCGTACATATTCTTGCGTTATAACACCATACTTATTTATAAATTTCTTCATTTTCCGTACATTCATATTTTTCACCTCGAAATACGATTTTCATTTACTTTGTTATCACTTCAATAACTAACATATATTCTTCATAATCACGAAAAATAGCATAATGTTCACATACATCAATATTAAAATATTGCGCCATTCTTTCGTCTATTTCTGCTCCATCAAGTTGTTGCGAATATGATTCCGCATAATAAAAACCACCATTTTGTCTGGATAAATATATTGAATTATCATCAAGAAGATTTCGTAACACATCTTCTGCTTCTTCTTTAGTTAAAAGCCATGAATTTTGCTTTACCATAATTTTTTACCTCCTGAAATGTGGTTTCATCTATTGTTTACCAATATGTTTTATAAAATCCCTGATCAGGATCTCCATAACTTTTACCGTCGCATTCTTCATAAGTCCCATTATATGAAGCAGATACAAGTTTTAAAGGATACTTCAACTGATTGATATCTTTATCATAGCAACCAATATGAATACCTTTGCATCGGTTCTCTTGATCGCAGGTATGTCCTCGCTTGAGAATGTCTTCCATTGTGGATGGATACTCATCGCCATCAAAAATCATTCCGTCACATTTATTCCAATAAGCAAGAATGCCATATAAGTCTGCTTCTCTTCCAGTTCCATAAAATACATATCCATAATCATAATATGTATCTTTTATACATCCTCCTCCAAATTCTTTTGGAATTAATATCTTATAACTATCTCCCATTGTTAAGTTTTTTCTTTTTGTCGTTTTATCAGCTCTCAACCATGAAAAACTTCCCATAATTTATTGTCCTTTCTCCTGAAATGCGGTTTTCATTCTCCCTTTTTAAAACTAATTCCTTTTTCTTCTAACCATTTAACCAATGGTTGAAAATAGCACTTTGGTAAATCAATGTCTTGAACATTTTCTTTCGCCCATTTAAACTGCTTATCAGATAATTCACAACCATTCATTAGATAGTCAAGTTCCAATCTATGCAAATGATCAGCAATATCCACACTATAAGTCTCATACAAATATTTTGATGGCAGCATACACACCCATGTTTCTGCTACAGCATATCTATTTTTTATCTTGTTTATTTTTGACTTTGTTAATTCGCTAATAATATCAATTCCATCAGCTTCTAAATCATTCAACTCAAAATATGATTTTATGACTTGGATATCAGTTGCATCATTCCATACTTGATTTTGTACTAATTCTTTTAATGTAATCATTATTTTCTCCGTTTCATGCCATGTGGTTTCGTTATGTGATCATTCTTCTGCTATCTCAACAAACTTTACCGTATAATCATATTGTGGCTCTGTCCACAATTCTGCTGCACATTCTTCGCATATGCAAATTTCATGATAACCAATACCTACAATATCTTCATTTCCATTTATAGGATATAATGTTTTATTATGGCATTTAGGACAAGTAAATACTTTATCATGTATATTATTCATAATTTCACCTCATAAATTATTCTTTCATTGTTTTTTATAATCTCCTAATTATTTCACAAGCAACCAGTATTTCCAGTTCCGTATCACAGTAAATACAACCTTCGATTGCGCCATACTTATTAAGAATTTCCCAATCAAAATATCCATCATAGTTACACATCGCAACAGAATATTTTTTATTTGACTTAAATTCTTTTATATATTTGCCGTCAGGTTGCCATACGTCAACTCCATCATTTTCTACAATAGAAGCAACCCATCCATTAGGGAACACTATACTACCTTCTCGTGTCTGACGATGTTCTCCGTAGTTGTTTACTACTTCTTTCAATCCATACTTTTCTGAATATTCTTTTATTAATTCCATAAGACTCCTCCCGTTTTTACACATTAAATGTGCTTTTCATTTGTTTTTATTCTTCTAGTGTTAAATTCATTCTCTCTTTGTCTTCAAATAAATTATCGATATATTCCATCCAATCATCAAATACCAATGGAGTATCATCTTCCGATTCTTCTCTATATAAATTTTTATAAAGGCTTGATGAATAAATACTATAATCATCTCCAAACTGATCTACAGTCGCATCTATAATTTCTCCATTAACAACAATCCATTCGTGGCCAAAATTATTAAATGTTCCATTTACAACATGAACATCTTTTTCTTCGGTATAATTTGTAAGGATATAATACATTATTGCACTTGCACCTTCACAACAATCCGTAAAATCAGAACGTAAATATTCATTCTGTGTATGATTTAATACTTCTCTTGTAATATCAATTAAAAATTTCTTGTTCAACATTTATTCCACCTCTAATTCCGACTTTGAATTTTCCGTTTTATTTACTTTAATACAATTAAGTCTGCTTCTTCGACATATTTCTTTGCAGCATCATATCCATTTCTATTAAGTTCGCCTTCAATGCTAAACCAAAGTGAATCTAAAAAATTTGGAATAGATGCAAAATCTTTATTTGGATATTTTTCTCTATATCGTTTATATGCTGTTTTATATAATTCATCTACTAAATCACGTTTCATAATATTTCCTCCGATCTACTTATATAATCGACATAGATCTAACACAGTATCAATAATATTCTGCGGAGAATCAATTCCGTATCCACTTAACATATCAAATGAACTATTATCAAATGTAAATACCAGGTCACAGCAATGATGCCAACCATCTACTTCATCGTTAACAAATGTAATCTCAAGATTCACACTGTCTGTTAATGGGTACTGCCAAGCACGTTCATTAAACGATTCCGGTTTATTTCCATTACCGTCCCACATATCAGGATTCATATCACTTAAAAAATCTTTTACAATTTTGGTTGCTTTTTCTCTTGTCATATAACTTCAACCCTCTCTAAATCATCGTTTCATTTACTCATCAAGAATACCTATTATAGATGGTATCTGACACACTTTTAACTCACCATCAAATAATTCTCTATGTTCTCTGGATTCAAAATATCTTTTTGCTTTATTATAAGCATCTTTTTTTGAATCCGCTTTTACCTCAATCATTCCATCGTGGAATATTGCTATATAATTTCCATCTTTAATTCTTACCATAATATATCTCTCCTCATAACAAATCCTGAGTGTTGGAAATCCTCATTTCTTATGATTTTTTATTTCCCAATTTTCTTCCACATTCAGGACAATATTTTATTGGAATGCAAATAGAACCAACACCCTCTCCGTTAAAATAACCAGGACAAGTGAGAACTAATTCTGGAGTAATGGTTTGATAATCATGAATAACACCGTCCCATTTTTCATTCTCTAATACATTTCCATTCAGTTTGCCTTCGTTTAGATTATCACTATGGTATGGAAGTTTCGGTTGTTCCCATCCAGATTTTATATCTGTTCTTCTTTCACAATACATGCACATATTTATTCCTCCAATCATCTAAAGAAATTCTTGTTTCAAATCATGTCTTTTAACATTTTAATTGTATCTTCCAATGCTTTTTGCTTTTCATCTAATTGCTTCGTCAAATCTTGTATCATTGATTCTCTTTCTCTAACCATAAATTTCAATTGTTCTTTTGTGGCATTATGTATGGTTAATCTTTTCCCTTGTTCCCATTGGTTATGTGTCATATATCAATCACTCCATTTTTATATTAATTCATCGACTTCAACTACATCAGGATTATCACTAAACCATGAATCATTCTCTGCAATTTCCTTTAACTCAATAAAATCTCTTTCAGAATCAAAACAATCGTTGTGTTCCAAATAAGCTGCTTTCACATTTTCTCTTGCATCTTCATATGATTCTGCTTTTACAATTCCAACAGCCAATTCTTCAATCCTATAAGCATATAAATTTGTAATATCTAACATATTAAGCACTCCTTCCTATAATAAATCTCTTAACTTCTCTGCAAACTCTTTCAATGCATTTTCTTTGTATTCCTCATTATGTACAAGATCAACTACACCAGGAACTCCCTGAAATCCGTTGCGTTTTGCTTCCAACATAAGATATGTTTCTTCCTCAACATCAAAGTTATCATATAGTTCCCACATTTTTTCGTGTAAAGTCTCTATTAATTCTTTCTTTGTCTTTGGGTTATTAATTGTAATTTCAGTACACCAATCCTCATTACAAGGGTTATCTCCCTGCATGTATAACTCAACTTCACCATTCTTTATTTCTGATATTCTAAAATCAAAATCCGTTCCTTCTGATAATTCATCAAGATACTTTTCTAATTTATCTGTCTGCATAAAATTAACCATCCTTTCTATTGTACTGGAATAACACATCCTTTACCTGTTGCTCCACATTTAGGACAAGAATACCTTCCATCTGCATGATTTTCAGCAAGCCATGCTGCACCACATTTTTTGCATCGCATTTTGGTTGACCAACCGCCATTCTTTTCACTATCAATAGTTCCATAATCAACAAATCCAACTACCGCATCATAATCAATCACTCTAATTTCCATTAGTCTCTCCATTTGAAATTGCTATTTTGTTATATTTTTAAAATAATCCAATGGCAAATTCATTTCATCTTTCCAATAATCAACGGATATCACATCGTCATCTTTACGAATTGTACCAACAATTACTAATTGCATACTTTCGGTTCCATTGTTCCAATGTCCTGCATATAAACCAAAAGCTACAGGATACTTTGGAACCGTAAATGTAATTCCAACTTGAATGTGCCAATTAAGCGGAATTTCAAAAATCTCTGCATTCTGTGGAATGTCAACCATATCCATTAGTCTCCGTGCCAGATCTGCCATATTAAGAGAACGACAATCCGTAGATTTCCTTGCACACATTTCACGTACAACACTCATAAAATCTTTATATTTGTTTTTCATATATTCCTTATACTTTTCATAATTAGGAATATATTCTTCCGAATCTGGTGTGATTTCCTGAATTGTATTACTTCCCTTCTGACCGTATTCTGCCATTACAACATAAATATTTTTCGTTTCAGTATCATAAAAACTTTGTGCATCTCCATAATCTTCAAACATTTCAAATTTAGGATCTGCGAACCAATTCTGCTGTAACATATCAATCACTCTCCAATCTTTCTTAAAATTCCTTTACTTTAAATTATTCTCTTTAATCAACCTTCTACGAACCATTTTGTTTAAGTCTTTATTCACAGCAATTGTCGCATCTCCGTTGCTATAAATAAAATGACTACCATTTATCCGTGATAAGTGGTAGCCATTAGACTTTAATAATGGTTCAAAATCTCTAATCATCTTTGATTTCTTACACACATATCTCACTCTCCTTTAACAATATGGTTCCCACCCTTTTTCCTGGCTGCCTTGTCTACGTTCAATCGTATAGCTTTCGCCATCTCCAATAAGATCGCCTTTGCGGTAAATATAATTTGCGTTTGCTCTTACCCATGGATAAACATGTAATCTGTCTATAATTTTATCCCATTCATCGTAATCGTTTCCTACAAATCTGTTCTGCTCATTCTCTTTCAAACAATCTTGCCAGATCTCTTCAAAATTCTTTCTACACTGCCGTTTTGATTTCCGTTCAGATGCCACCAATTGATTACCGGAATAATAGTAACCGCCTTCAGCTGGCTCATAAATCGGATACTCTTCGTAATGTGAAATAAATCTCATACTCATTCACCATCCTTCAGACATTCTTTATTTACCACTGCATATAACCGAATTTCATTTCCAACTTCTTCATCATCGAGATAGAGATCATGCAATAACTCTGCAAAACTATCCTTTGAAAAATCTTCTCTATACAGTGAGACTTCATGAACAGTAGGTGTACAGAAAAGGAATAATCTGATATACTCAATAATTTCTATCCATTCACATTCGGTACAAATATGTCTTGCGCATTTTACAAGATTCTGATTGAATGCTGCGGTACATAATCCGTCTCCTTCAATACCGGCAATATCTTCATCTGTAATCCGTTTAATACGTTCAATTCCCTTGTCCATGATATAGATAAATACGACACTCTCTACTCTTGTGTCAAATTCCTGTTCAATAATTTTTCCGATTTTTGTTTCATAATATTTCATATCAATCACTCCTCTACGTTTTCAATTTTGACGATGCTAAATACTTCCCACTCTTCGCCAGTATCAACGACATTATCATTTTCCATGTCAAAGTCTTCGTTGTCCCCATTTGATAAATCATATCCATCAAATATCTTTTTCAATTCTTCTCTTCTTTTTTGTATGCACTCTTCCTCGGTTCCCACATTAAGGATTCCGAAACCAACACCATTGTAAGCGTGATGCCATACAAGAATATAATCACCTTTATTTTCATCAAATTCCTTAATTTCTGTCACAAAAAAATGACCATCATCTGTGTTGGCAGATATACGATTTCTATTATCTGCCACATCAATCCGCATATTATCATCCTTAAAATTGCCACAACTTACTAATGCTTCATCGAAAGCCTTCTTGAAACTATTAAATTGTAAAAAACATGGACATGTATAATTCTCATCATCTAATTCGCATAATAAAAACATATTATCTACCTTCTTTTACCTTTCTAATTAATCTATCCATGTGTTCGATGTTAATTCCATAACACCAATTTAATTCATCCTGTATTTCCGTTGCTACTTCGTATGTCTCATCAATCTCATAGTGCTCTTCCAAGTAATACATAATTTCTCTTCTTGCATCCTGTGCTATGCTCAATTTATTATGAAAGTTATCAATCATTTTCTCTAATGTCTTATCTTCCATATTGTATAACCTCCTTTTGAAACGATTCTTTCCTTGGTTTTATTTCCATGCTTTATCAGTTAGATCGTTGTAATTAATTTTCTGTTTTACTACCAATTCACAATCATCATATATCTTACACAACTCGGCAAATAAATCAGTATACTCATTTTTATTTGCCTTACGAGTAGTCAAATAAAATTCATAGCTTGCTTCGCTATGCTGACCAGTATGCATATATGACATAATATTTCCATAATTCACTCTCACCTCTGGGAAGAATGCAACCACATCATTATTTTTATTTTTTCGGAAAATAACTTTTACTTTATTCATTTAAGACACCTCTTTCCAATCAACTACCTGTCTATATCCGTTTGCCTGTAAGATATGAATTTTTTCATCCTTATCAAGTTTGTAATGATTTCTGAAAAATTCTTTTAATCCCTCTTCTCTTTCTGCTCTCCATAGTTCATCATGAGTAATTACATCTCCAAATTCTTCTTCGTCCGTTGTTACGGTAATATCAGAGATCTTTCCAAAATACATTGCTTCAAGTAAATCTGTATCCACATCTCCCATGACAATGTAATCTTGCCAATCTCCCTGGCTATACCCTCTGATTGTTCCAGTTTTAAAGGTGTCTTCTGGATAAAGAAGTCTGATTGCATCAACAAGAATATCTTCTGTACATCTGCATTTATCATACATTTCTTTTAATTTTGCATTCACTTCATCAGATACATCCGTTGGATATTCGTCATAACAATCAATATCATTCAAAATCTCTTTTGCGTTCTGATACCATTCAGCATCAGTACAGCCTGTAAAATCTCTATTACCTGTAAGAACAACCTGTTCATCGAAGTTTTCACAACCACAATAATCTTTCCAAACTTGATTACTGTTATATAACCACCATGTTCCATTGCCCGTGTTATCTATTTTGATTTCTACCATATCAATCAACCTCACTATGCTATCTGTCTTGCTATATCTTCAATATTTCCATTCATTACAATCACTGCATCCTTGTTATCGGGATGTTCGTTCATGAAATCCCTTAATCCCTCAAACCGCTTATCATCTGCATTTTCAATCATCTGTCTTACATTTTCATTACGCAGCTTAATCAAATAAACTTTTTCATAATGCTGTTTGAATAACAGATTTTTCTTTTCACAATACTGCTTAATCAAGTCAATTTGCCTCCGTTCCTCTTTTCTGATTGCTTCAACCCTTGCTTTCTCATTAGCTTCTTCTCGTTCTATTCGCTTACGATTTCCAATCAGATGATTAAATAACGAGTTTGTTTCACAAAGATCCTTAATAACTGTGTTGTCAATGTCGTATGTATCAGGACTATCTTTATCAATCCACCATAAAAAATTATCAATCGTTCTATTGAAATTCTCTTCAAAGATACATCTGTTACCAAGATTTCTGTTATAGATTTCCTCTCCGTTTCGCTCGATCCGTAATGATGTATATACATTTTCATCTGGCTTGTTACTGTAGATAGTCCACTCATATTTATCCTGCTTGCCATATACAGTTAATCCATATGCACTGTATAACTGTTTCTCTTCATTTTTTAAATATATAAGTCCCATGTCACTTACCTCCACAATTCAAATCTGAATTTGTATATTTCGCCCACTTGCCTGTATAAACACCATTTATTCTTTCTTCAAAGGTTCTCTTTCGCATTCCATACATTTCTGTTGCGACTTTATACATGTCATAAACAAGATCTGTCTTCGTATCAATAATCATAAAATCTTTAGGATTATTCATACTATCTAATACATACTGCATGAAATCTCTGAATGTAATTAGGCTGTTTGTTGTACACCACACAATAATTTTATTTTTGTCCTTGGTATTTCTTGTTACAAATTTCATTAATTGCATTTCTCATTACCCCCAATAAAATAAGACAGGTACAGAACGTATGTACCTGTCTTATTATTCGCTTTTATTACTCAGCTTTATCTTCCTTTGGTGTAATCAGCTTTGTAATTCTATCTCTGAAGAACTCACAATATCCATTGATACTTCCATCACCATACACCCAAAACCAATTATCTTCATAATTCCAAAATATCATAACCTCATGACCTGCTGTTACTCCCTCAAATACATAATCTTTTCTTCTTCCATTTTCCGACTTAAAACATGTATTAATATCATTTTCTGATGCACAATTTTTCTTCATTTTAAGATATAAGTATCTTCTCAAAATCTCTAAATCGTGTTCACTTTGAATATCGAAAATTTCCACCGCATATTCATCTGAACAATCATCATTGATATCATTCTGTGAAACCACTGGTCTTTCTGTTAATCTCTTCAACTGTTTACTCAATGCGAATAATGCCGACTCCTCATATCTCTCACATTCTTCTTTGTCGGTAAATACCACTCCATCTTCTGCAATATACTCTGTTCTTACTACTTCCTCAATTGTCTTTGTCTGCTTTACTTCATTTACTCTCATAATTTTAATCTCCTTTTTCTTATGCTATTTTCCATCCGGTTCCATATTCAATTGTTTTGATGTTACACCGATCCAGGATTTCCTTTACCTTGCTATTAATGAATTCAGGTTTACCCATCCGCAGCATTTCATTGTAAATTCGGACGCATTCACGAATATCATAAAGAGATACATCTACACCTCTAACCTTCTGTCCGACCATCCATTTCTCTATGTAATCTTTTAATTTGCGCATATTGTCTCCTGTCGAAATTACAATTTCTTTTGCTTACAATAATGTAATAACTGCATTCCTGTACATTACTCTCCCGTACATTTCAACTTCTTTTCTGTATATAATTCCCTTTATCTTATCTGAATGATAATTTTTGATAAAGTCAAAAAATTCTTGTGTTGGCTGCTTATCCATGTCTAATTCAAATACACTACCAAGATAACTGCTATCTCCAACTTCGACTCTTTGAAATCCTCTTGAATATCCACATTCGTTACCAAAGAATCGTACAAGGATATCGTTTAATTCAAGATACCACTTAACTCCTTCACGGATATTTCCGTTTTCGTCTCTCATCATTGTATTTTTAGGTGTTTCTTTACTCAACATCATTCTCTACCTCCTATACCCATGCTGGATTTACTTTAGTTTCTGGCAAACTTTCCAGCCACTCAATTATATCCTGTGGCACTTCTTCCATCTTCCAAGCAGTTCCATATTTATAACCACATACAGGACATTCTCTACCAATAAAACCGAGTTTGTGGTCTTTATATGAAATCCAACCTCTTGTCTTATATTCTATATTCGAATGTCCCAAACAATCCTTCTCTTTTAATTCATATGCATCTCCATAAATGACTTCTTCATCATCATAAACATTAATGGAATATTCCATATTTGCATATGTGGTTTCCTCTTTTGTTGGATAAAATGGTTCTCCATTTTTTAAACATTCTAATGCTCTTTTCTTCGCATTATCTTTTTTCTGACACGCCTCTTTCGTCAAAGTCCATTTCTCAATTTTAACTTTATCCTGAGTGTGCTCTGTCCATCCAAGTTCTCTCATATGTTTACAATAAGGACGCATATCATTCAAATGCCATCTATCCCAAATATCACACAATTTGTTAAGCATTTCCGTTGTCCACTCATCTGTTGGTGAACCATTTCTGATTTCATCAACACACTGACCAGCAGAGCCAAGGCAATCTCCGTTTGATAATGGCGCAACTACACCACTCATACTTAATTTTGAATCTTTATATTCAATTCTCACAAATGCATTTCTATCTACTTCGTTTCCTGTTCTTGTGTAAACCTTACATTTACATGGGTTAATGATTTTATACATAATTACACCTCCTTGATTTCCTTTAACATACCGTCAATACACAACATCAAATTTTCTTCCATATTTTCTTTAACCATTTCCAGATGTTTGTTTACCTGTTTTCTGATTTCTTTTTCTGTTACATTGTGACCATAGTTTGCAATCACTTCATCCATAATTTGCCTATATGTAAACCCCAAAAGTAAGTCGTCATTTTCATGTATTGGTAAATTGTAGGTGAACTCTTTTCCATTCCGTGAATCAGTTTCAGGATCATATAACCATCTACTCATAATCGTTTCATCGCTTTCTTGTAATAAAATAGGCAGCTAGGTATTTATTCTCCTAACTGCCTTGTCTAGTGGCTAAACTATATTATATTCTTTCCAGTGTTTCTCCCATTCTTTTCCGTACAAGTCCTGACACCTGTATTTCAAGAAATCAATTGTTGTTTGTCTATCAAGTTTATCTCCTTTTGGTATGAATGGATCATGTATATATCCACCATTTACATTGAATATCTCAATCAAATCATCTTCCAAAGCTCTTTTATTGGCTTCTCTTTCATCAATTCCACTTTGGCTTTTCCAGTAATTCACGCAATATGCATAATGTTTTTCAAGTATGATTTGCGAATATTTTGCATCTATCATTTTATTTCCTCCCTAGTAAGCCTTCCTACCTATGTATAAACCATGGTCATCGTTTGCATATTTATTCCATAATCTCTTAAATAAATCAACTGCTTCATCAAACAATTCATTTCCCTCTGCTCCTTCATCATTCTGTGCAAAATCGATGAAGTCCCATTCGCTAGGGCAATCGGGGACAGCCAGCTCAATCCATGTCATATATGCACTTTCATCATTCATGCTACAGACCATAATATGCATTGCAATGATTGCATTTAACCGATCCTTTTCATTGCTTGAAAACTTCCGTACAACTTCTTTCGCTTCATCATCCCATTTTTCCAAAATCATTTAATCGTCTCCCTTCAGTTCTGCATAACCACCATCAAAATTCTGTTTCCAACTTCGGTATACTCCGTTTGTATCACGGAACTCTAAGTAATATGCCTTTCGCATCTCCCAAGGTTCCTGCCATACAATTTCTTTGATTGTACAAGCAATTCCTTGGCAATATACTACATCACCTGGTCTCAGATCTCTCACATTCATCATTATTGTTACCTCCAAAAAATCTATTCATAAGATGTTCACTTACAAGTTGTTTAGTCTCTATATATGCATCACGTTGGTCTCTCCGTTGTTTCTTCTGATAATTCTTAATTGCATTTCCCATAATTTTCATCATCCTTTCTTAATTCTAAAGGCTTCTAGGAATAATTCCCGAAGCCTTAGTTTCTTGCCTAGTCATTTATGCTTCTTCACTTCTCTCATCATTCCTTTAAAATACGAAGATATCAGATTTTAAGATGAAAAACGGGAGTACGGCTCCGACGGCACCACACCAACTGTGGGTCACACGACCATTGGAGCGGACATACTGAACGTTGCCAGAGCCGCAGCCGGAGGGCACAGAATCTGGGGTTAATAAGTAGTACCATATATCACAGTTTCCAATATACTTATGATACTTCATGTACTCAATGATTGACATAATGCTTACTTTATCCTGACATTTACTGTAATCATTGTAACCGTCCAAGGAAAGTAAATCTCTTTCAAACTCAATTACATTATCTTTTCCAAACTGCTCTTCCATTTCCTTCAGGTATTTTCCGTTCAAATACTCACGAATATTACTTCTACGCCAGTCATTCGTACCTCCAAATTCCATCTTATCATCAAGAAGATCTTTCCTGACAACTGCCGTGGTTCCGTTATCTAACTGTTCACAAACTATGTATTCTGTTTCATTACCGTCCTTAAAAACATCTCCTGCTTTCAGATTAGAAAGTTTTCTATCTCCCTTGATCCACGCAATAGTAATTTCTCCGTTATTTACTTCTACCTTCACATCCTTACCAAGGTTATTTACAATTTTAATGTTATTCATATTTTTCCTCCAATCATTCATCTACACCAAGTCCACAGCAGTTTCTACACATTTCATCTTCGTATCCAGTATAAGTATCTGCATAGGGACAATGGAATCGTGCTTCCATTTTACCTGTTTCTTCGTTATATTCTTCAATAGGTTCGTCGCATGGTGTCCACATTATTATTTCCCTCCTATGGTTTCTCCATTTTTAATACCAACTTTCGCAGGTAGAATTTCCGTCAACCAATTCATTTGTCTCTAAACAAAATCCTTCGTAAGTAGAACAAGGATTATACATTTTGCAATCATCACAGCGTTTACACTTTCGCTTTGAATTGCTCACAATATGATACATATTTGGTTCTACGTACTTCTCTTTGATTCCTTCCCATTGCTCTTGCGTTACGTTCAAATAAGCATTTACAATCATTTTCTATCACCTCTAATTTCCTAAGAAATATTAGTTTTAAAATGTTGTTAGCATACGCTCCATATACCATCTGGTCTTAACTGTGCAAACGCTAATAGTCCGCATAAGGCTCTTTTAGCATTTCCTTCCGTTGCCTTCCAATAATCTTCATCTACATCATCTTTTAATGATGATATGATTTTCTTTAACGGCTCAATTGTTTCTGCACCAGTTTTTCCATTAAGATAATATGCGTAGTTATATGAATCTTCTTCGCCTATTCCAAGTTTTTCCATCTTTCTGTTTATAATATCAGAATAATTATAAGTAATATTAAATGTCATTTCTGTTGTACCACCGACACAATATGTTCCACCTTTTATTTCATGTTTTTCATCTGTTTCTAAAACTTTCTTTGTGACTGAATCACATAAATCAAAATCCCAACTCATATTAAAATTTCCTCTCATTTCACGTATAAAATGCAATTTTATTAGGCTCTTACAATTATTATCCAGAAATCTTAGTTTCAATGCTTTATTTTCTTTGCAGTAGGTAGCTTATGTTTTTTTTCTTCAAACTGAAATAATTCATGTTCACAAGGAACATATAATTTTCCATTTTCTTTGCATAAGAATATGTCTAATTGACTGTCATTACTTGCTGAATAAAAATCTTTCCAACTATAATCATGTTTTTTCCAATCAACATCATAATCACATATCCCAAGTTCTCTATCGCTTCTGATATGTTTAGAGAATGTGCATATATCCTTCTTTTCTGATTCTTTTAGTTTTCTTACTGATTCAAAATGATATCCATTATATTCAAACATATATTTCCTCCAATCTTTTAAAGAACTGCGAATTTAATTATAAATATCTATATCCGTCACGAATATTTTTAAACCAAATTTTCCAAAACATGTGATGATTACCATAATAATTTTTTTTATGTAAAACTATCTTTTGTAGGTCTTTTGCATCTCTTTCTGATACATACCATTTGGGTTTGAGTTTATAATATCCATTCATATTTGATACTTGTTCAATATCGCATCCTGCTTTGTCCATTATTTCAAGAACTCTATATGCATTTTTTAAATCGGATATTTTTTTCAGTAATTTTCTCATACTTTTACCTCTTTCTAAACTGTTGAAACACGCATTTCTACACTTCTATTCTTCCATATTTTTCAAGTTCTTTAAAATCTGAAAATAAGAAGACATCATCAACTGTAATTCTTATTCTGTTTCTCTCTTTATCAACTGCAATCGGATAAACTCTATTTGCGTATAATGCACTTCCGTCAATTCCGCAAGTCTCTTTGCAATAGAATTTTCCAAAACTAGGCATCAATTCACCCAATGTCATTTTTATCATTCCTCCTTATGAAATATCCATTTCAGTGTTTATTTTTCTTTTTTCTGCAAGAATAACATCTGCAAGGTGCTTTCATATTCCTATCAGCAAACCAGGTTCTTTCTTCGTCTGTCTGCCAGAAGTATTCGCCGCATTCCTTACATTTTTTAACATTCTTTAAATTATTTGCATTGTGTTTTTCTACGGCATCATCTGCTGATGTCTTATTAGCCATCCATGAAACAGTTGAATCGCATGGCATCGTCTGAACTTCTGTTGCAGTATTATCTGCTACAAATTTATCTCCATTAAAATAAATCTTATATCCTAACATATTATTTCCTTCCTTCTAAATGAATGATGTATTTAGTTATCCAGTTTCCTTAATTCGGTAATCAGCTGGTTGATATGCGTCGTATGAATATCATCAAGTCCTGCATATACTACCGGATTTCCGTATCTCCATTCTACATTCTCTGGATCAACATGAATACTGTTCATATATTCTCTGTTCTTTCCATAAATTCTACCGTCATGTTTTTTGATAGCTGCTACTGTTGCAAACACTTCTTTTGTTTTCTCTAAACCAAACTTACGAATTATTTCGTTCATAGTTTTTTCGGGCAGATTGATTTCCCTTGTATCATTGTAAATCTTAACAACTTCTTTCCAAATATCCGCAATTTCTTTTGCATTCATCATAAAAACACCTCACTTATTTTCGTACTTGGTTCCGCTCCAATTTAATCCTTCAATCCAATAGCCAGATAACTCTTCCAAAATATCATCTGGCGTTTCATTGATAAATCTATCCATATTTACTGTAGTTCTGTCGTGTATATATTCATCAATAAAGTCCATGATTTCCTTTACTGTAATGTCTTTTCTCTGAATCTTATAAAAATCAGGATACCATCTGTCAGAAAATCTGCCATTGAAGAAATCAGTTGCATATTGACCTGTTTTCATAGGTACTTTAAATCCATGACTGTAAAGAATTTCTCCAACGGCCTTTTCATTTTCGTTGCCTGTAAATATGTCCTCATTAATTATTTTATTTTCATAAGAAGAAAAATTTCGTGAATACATCTCGTAACAATCTTTTGATGGATCATCCCAATCAGGGGAAATATCTGCACCAATCAGAATTGCGTTTCCACATCCTGCACAAATCAATAGAAAATTTTTATCAGCTTCCAAAGCCTTTTCTATTTTCTCATCAGGAATTGCATGAATCCGTCCACATTTACAAATTCTAATATCATATTTTCTACTCATAATCATTCTTCCTCCTCTAAATCCAGATCGTACGCTACAAACAGCTCCACACTGACCATCAGATGTTAATATTAACGCTTTGTAGTTTTTCCCATTGTATGTTGCTATACCGTTACCTTCTTCAATATCTCCAATACGTTCTCCGTACATACTATTGCACGGTTGGAATACAATTTTCATATCATCATCGTATTCATCTAACATTTCCTTTAAATTTCCTACTGTCATATTTGTTCTCCTCTCAAAATGTTGTTTTCATCTATTTATTCTTCATCAAGGAACACCATAGGACATTCTAAATCCATGTCAAAATGATGCGTTCTGATCCACTCATGCGCTGCCTTACTTGATTCAAAGCCTCTTCTTACCCTTATTTCTCCTTCTTCGTCTATCCATTCTACTCTATACATTTTGATTTCTCCTCAAAAAATATCACTTTCAACGTCATTCAGTCCGAAAAATTCGATTTCGCTTTCATCCATATTATCAATGACATAAGCCAAATCTTCATCTTCCAAAGCACAGTCCTTGAATTGCGTTGCCAGCTCGATTGCTCTTGAATAAGTCAAGTAATCATCTTCGGTTTTATACCGAAATTCATTCAATGCATTTGTAAGCGAAATTGCCTTTTGCATTGCGTTCTGATACATAAAATATGATCCATGTCCCCACTGTTTATCTTCAGGCTGCGTAGGATCATAATTACTTGCAACACAATACTGCGTATCAGTTTCGTTTTGAAGTAATGCATATTTTTTGTTCCGTAATAATGTAATCCATTTCATAATCTACCTCTTTTGCCCGTATAGCCGTTAGCCCAGCTTTCGTATGTAAACAAAGTTGTTATGTATATATATCATTCCCTCGCCAAAGGATAATGATTTCTGTTATGTTGTTCTCCGTTTTAAGCCAATTTCTTATTAGTTTTCTTCGTAGTTTTCTCAGGCTGTTTTCTGAACGGACTTTCCATTTCATATCTAACAATTTTAGAAAGCGCATCAAATGCCTGACCTTGCGTTAATTCCATCAGATTGTCTACGAAAAACTTTGTACCAGTGCATTTCTCTTTCAGAATCGACTCCATTTCATCGGTTCTGCCATCGTAATATGCATACATGGAATGCATAATTCTGATATACTTCGCTGTGTATGCCTTGCCGTTATATGTATCTGCATATCCATTCCACTGTAATTCCGTAATCAGATTGATAATCTTATTAAGTAATTCAGTGCCATTTCTCTGAATAGAACGGATTCCATCTGTAATCGGTGTAAAGATTCCAACCTGGTTCTCAATAGGGTCTCCCTTAACTGCTACATTGTGACTATTGCAGATTTCCTTTAACTGAATGTAATTTTCATCACCACTCTCGATTGCTGCTCTATAATAATCAACGGGCGACATCTTACGTCTATCAATTCCCTGATCTAAGAAAAGATGAATTGCATCGTTCAGAGAACATTCAAGAATTTCACAGACAACATTACTGATTTTTGCCTTGTAAGCACCATAAATTCTGTGCATACCATCAATGCAAATCAAAATTCCGTTCCAGTACAAAAGCTTCGGCACTTCCCATTTGTATGTATTGTAATTGTTTCCGATTTGCTGTGCAGCCAGCACATCACACATTCTCTGCCATGAAGGAATATGTATATACATAGGGTTAATATTCATAAGGATTTTGTCACCAAATCTGCTATTTACCTTTGCATTTTCTACCATCTGTTTGATGCTGATTTTCTCAACCATATCAACAAACTCGTTTCCGTTCCGTGATTCCTGCATTTCTTTCTCGATTTCTCTTGCCTCTACATACTTTCTCGTTTTACCCATTGTTATTACCTAATCTTTCTTTTTTGATTTTTGTGTATAAAAATAACGGCTTCATATTTCTATGAGCCGTTACATTTTAATGATGTAATCATTTCCGTTCTGTGTAAGACCGGTAACGTATGCAATTTTGCCTTGCTTCTTAAACTCTTGCACTTTCTGTTTCGCTTCGGTGCAATTTTTGCACCTCTCAAATTCATATGGTGCAGTTACTACTTCCACGCAGTATTCCATGTATCCCCATTTATCGGGTGTGGATCGTGCAAATTTCTTTTTGCCTTTACAGGGTTGTGTCCGTGATGTTTCGCCACAGGTTCCTTTATACCGGCAATCTGAACATATTCCTGACATTATTATTCACCTCTTTTTCAATTCGCTTATCAAACAATCAAACCAATACTTTGCATCTTCACTTCCATCTTCCGCAAGAAGCTCAATCAGTTTGGAAATACTATGCATTACAATTCCGCTTTCTTTTGATGCCTTGAAATCAGAATAATAATCATATGCGTTCTGTGCCACCTCTTTCGGTGTGTAGCTACCTTTCCAGTTTTCATTTCCGTATGCTGCAATGTCGTAAAAATCTTCGTATTCCAACTGTCCAGCTAATCTTTCAAAAATACGATGTCTATGATTCATTTTCTATCTTTCCTTTCCACTTTTCACTTTCTTCTTATTAATAAGGAAGTTATTCATTTCCCTACATATTCCTCTGCAACAGTATTTCTCCGTACAGAGGATACATATTTCCGTTTTTTCAGGCGGTTTAGTTTGTCTAGTCACTAAACTTCACCTCTTTCACGCAAAAACTCACAGTATGCGCTTTCGCTTTCAAACTGCCAGTATTTGCCCACAGACGGAACGTAACCATGGTAATATCCATTTGCGTAATAACCTTTTGCCTTTGCCATTGCAAAATCACCTCATTCTTTTAAAAATTGCCTTTGCCTGTTTTACATAATAATAACTGGCAGGAATCGTAATAATCCATCCACCAATATTTCCAAGCATAATCGGACAGAGAATTGTACAAATAATACAAAGTAAGAAAAATCCGATTGCTTCTGCAAGTTCTACGATTTCTTCTCTTTTCTCTTGTCTTTCTGCCTTGATAATTTTCCGTGCTTCTTCTAGTGTCATTACTTCTTCGTATGTAGTTTGTCTTGTGTACATTTCCGTATCCTCCTCAATCAAAATTATCAGGGCATACACCCATGTCTTTCAGTGCTTCCCTTGCAGATTCATTACATAAAATTGCAATTAAAAGTGCATAATAGTTTGCTGTGTTTGGATCTCTCATAGTTTTTGTCATTCCTTTCGCTTCGCTCAACTTCGTTCCACTATGTTTCACTCACTTCGTTCATTCATTAAAATACTTCAAATGCACAATATGTAACCTGGATAATTTCGTCGTCGCTGACGCTAGACGTTCCCTTGCTGTCCATTAACATAGAGCAGGTGTCGGAAAATTCCCAGTCTTCCGTTTCGGTGAATTGCCATGTATTACCGGCAGAATCTTCCACGGTGACAAGATTATTTGCGTAGTCAATTTCCGTTACAACTGCTGTGTTTGCGTAGTAATGATGCTGCTCTGCATTTGCCTTTACAAATCCAAATAGATCTATAAGGATTGCACCTGTGAAACCACCTAGCACAGCAAGTAAAAATGTGGTTCGCTTTTTCATTTCGTTATTCTCCTTTCGTTCGTTCAGTTACACTTCACTCACTCAAAATAATTCTGCAAGCTGTCTTGCTAACATTGCTTTGGATACGTTTGCCTTTCGGATGCCTACTGTTATTGTGGGTGCAGATACGCTGTAAATTGGACGAGGCTTGTTTGCCTTGTTGATTTCATAGTTGCAATATGTGTTGTGTGGATTTCTCTTGCTCATAGTTTTGATACTCCTTATACTAATGCTGTGATTCTGTCGTGATTTCGGTTTGCCTCTACTGTGTTGGTAGAATAGATTACTTTCAATGTTTCTCCGTATTTGCCTATTAAAGCAGTACAGAATCCGTTATTAGACGGAAAAGTGGCGATCGCATGTCCGTTCTTGAATGAACGTTTACTCATGGTTAATGGTCTCTCCTTTGCGTTGAATTTTGGGTATAAAAATAGCACCTTACTTTTGGTAAGATGCTAGTGGTTTGCGTTTTTGAGTTGAGTTATATTTCCTTTAGCTGCTTTTGTAGTTCGGCAATTTGTTGCTCAAGTTTTGCCTTTGCCTGTTTTTTTTCATCGTAATAAGGTTCTGGAATAAATTCCATTATTTCATCAGGCATACAACAAAAGAAATCACAGATTTTGCAAATCGTATCTATGGTAACAGATTCATTGTGAAGCAATTTCATTAAAGTTGCACTACTAATATTAGCATTGCTTTTAAATATTGCTTGCGTAATTTTTTCTGCTTTCAATTTCGCAAAAAGTCTATCATACTTTACAGTCATTTTATATGCCTCCAATGGTATATTCACCTCCTTATACTAGCATATAATTATATTTTTTTCAACGAATAAGGGCAAAGTTTCCCTTGCCCCTAGTTGCAGACTTATTCCGTAAAATCAAAACCGGACAGCGTATAACTTTCCAGTGTACAAACCATATAGCAAAAAAGAGCATTGATATACAGATCGTCATTTTCTGCAATTCGTTTCCAATTTGCATGAGTTTCGTCTGCCGTTGCCTTTAGTCCACCACCGTAATTTTGCCAAATAGTATAGCGTGAACCAACTTCCATTTCTGAAAGTTTTTTGTCCATTTGACGCAAAGATTCTATTCTACGGTTTACAGACCATTCGTTGAATTTATGCAAGGGATTTTCACCTCTCTCTACTACGCATTATCTTCTTATATTTGAAGCCACTACTGACGCATTTCCTTTTCCGTACCAATGAGCATCTTCTGTAACCTCTTTCCATTGTAAAGGGTTATTAATCTGATGAGTGTTAATCCGTGAACCAGTTCCCTTTTTATGTAAAGAATATGTTTTCATCATGTTTTCACAATCATCTATAGTTATAATTTCCCTATTGATTTTAGGAACGTAGCCCAATGACTCAATGACAGATTTTACCCACTTATAGCAAGGATGTTGCGCAGGAACCATACACAATTTCCATTGATTCCCATTAAAAATGTGAACCGGAAGTTTGCCGTTTTCAAGCGTGTAAGAATCGCAGACCCATAGAAATTTTCTGCCTTTTACATCTGAAAATCTCCCATAGATAGAACCGGGAAAAATTATAAAGTTATTCGGGAAAATGACAGATTTTCCCTTACAAAGTCGTACATAAAATTTAGGTTCATGTTTAGTCATAGTATCACCTCTTAAAAATAGGCAGACTTATAGCCTGGATTTTTAGATCTGAAAAGTAGCGTTTCGCTTCTGCTCATCGGTTACGGACATACACCGTAAGACGGAAGGCAGAGTATTAGTCTGCCATTCTTAATGCGGAATAAAACATATCTTTTGATAATTTCATCCCTGGAGCAAGTGTCAGTATATGCTTCCATTTTGCATCCATTTCATAAACATTTCTTTCATATACTTTTCCATATATTCCATGTTCTCCTCTGTTTTCTGCTTCGATTTTTACTTGAAAATTTCCAATCATCATAATATTATACCTCCCATAAATCTAATTTGACCATATCAACAACGACAGTTTCCTTTGGCATTTTGTCCACCACAAAGGGTAGACTAATAGCCTACCTTTGGAAATATGTCTATTACTTTTCTTCCGGCTTAATAACCTCATGTTTTGAAGCATTATCAAGAACTACTGCGCAAAGAGTTGTAAAAGCAGAAATCTGAATTTTCTTATTGCCGGACTTGTCGGTATAGTCGTAGTTCTTGAAAATAATTTCTGTTTTGCCGTCTTTCTTTTTCTTCTCCGTGTTTCGTTTAGCAGAGCCACCGAAAGAAGCAAGGAAGTTCCGCAAATCTTTTTCTGAGAAATCGGACTTTTTAGTCTTAATTCCATAGAAGAAATCACCTTCAGAACCAATTAAGCGGTTGAATACGGGACGCAAAGCATCTTTTAAATCTGACATTTTGCCATTGCTATAATATGCCTGAATAGATTTTGAAATATCAACACCGCCCTTTTCAGTGTCGAAAATCTCATTATCAAGACGGACATTCTTATAAATAGCATGAGCCATTAAAGTAATATGCACACGGTCAGTTGGACATAATGCGGTTACTTGTTCCATGGAAATAGGGAGAGAATTGCACTCCTCTGTTAATGCAAGTACTTCTTCACGGTCTTTAATAAACTGTCCTGCATCGTTCCCCAAAGCAGTGTTGACCATTTCAACCGGACAAGTCAGAACGTCAATATCTGAATGTAAATCTTCAATAGTTTTCTTACCATCTTTAAAGGTCTTTTTGTCCTTGACTGTAGCAAGTTCTGTATTCCGTACAAGTGTTTTTACATAACCGCCAAAATCGAAAGTAGAATCCTTAAGTCCATGAGCGTTACAATAGAATTTTTCAGTGTTTAACATATATGTTCCTTCCATCCTTGTTTTAACGTGGGGACATCCACAAAAAAATATTGTTTTGTTATTGTATCCGTGTTTATTCACGGGAAAGGTCACAACCGGAATGACCCGATTCTATCCAGTAAAAGGGTAGACTGTGCCTGGCACAATGTGACCTATTTATGTAACATTTTCACCTAGGTCTTTAGGTTACTTTGATTGATATTTAATTCGTATTCAAGGAACAAAGAACTTTTATTTTTTCGGATTTATTCATTCTTTACAATCGTATTTTTACCGGATGTATTATATAAATCATTATGTATTTATCCGGTGAACCGTTCCCGTTACAACACCCTTTTTAAAGGGTATACGGTTCTAAAGCGTGAATGAAAACGCTTGCTATATTGAAAAGGTTTATAGATTGAATGAAACATTCAGATATGATACAATGAAAGATGGTTGAGATTGTTCTTTTTTGTATCATTGCGGTGAAGCACCGGTAAAACCTTTTTCAATACGTTTATAGTTGCTTGCCGTTCTGTAGTAATGCCATGCCCGAAAACATAACTATCATAGTTTTACAAGTTGCCGTTGCCATCCTGCTATAGAGCATCGTGTCAAGTTTAACATCCCCGTTCTTACTTGTTTTTCGCAACGTGCGCTTGTTCGGTAGTCTTTTATACTTTGGTTAGACTTTGCACCATGTACAACCTACTTGTACATGTTCTTAACGTTTGGTGTATGACCTTTTTACAATGGCTGTTAAGATAGCCACGCTCGGACATTCTGCCGAACCAACGAATTAATAAGTCAATCGTTACAAATGAGTAACGGTTAAGGTTCCGACCCTCTTGCGTATGCACTAATATGTGGGGTATGTACCCCTGTCCTTGTGGACATCTTTGATTATACGCTTATTAGACCTTTTTACAAGTCTTTTTTTAGATTTTTACTATTTTTGTTACTATTGCACAATTTTTTATTGATGTTTTAGTAATTATGCACAAAATGTGGATAACTATGTGGATAACTTTACTATATCTGTGGATAACTTAACCGATAACATTTTATTGTACCACTGTACTATTCTAATAATACAGTCTTTCGGAAACTGGACTGTTTCAACAACTACCACCACCACAAAAGCAAAACATTTGTTCACCTACGGAAAAATACAGAAATACCGTGGTTTTTGCCCCTATGGGGGTAGATCAAACTCAAAAAAGGGCAGCGTTTTCAACGCCAGGCTATAGCTGATTCACCTACACACCAACTTAAAAATCTACCTCTCCCATTAAAAACTCCCAACCATCAAAAAATCCCCACACCTCAACAAAAACTCAACTTTCCCACCTCAAAACCACTTATCGTCCCCTTTATCGTAGAAATCCCCAAATCACACTATTTTCACCTACTCCAAATCCCCAAAATCAAAATTCCACCTCTCCAAAATTTCACATCAAAATCTCAAATCTTCCTATTAAATAAGGAAAATCTCGACGTTGCATTTTATACGACTAATTTTGTACTCGTTTTATTAATCCAAATAAATCAATCTCAATAGAGAATAAAATATTATAACTTTCAAATAAATATATACGAGGTATAAAAAATGATGAATAACCAAACAATCTATGATATAATTATAGAAAATGCTACTAAGGAGTATTTTTCTATGAGAAACATAAACACATTATCCAATAAAATATGGGAAACCCCACAATACACTCGTAAACAAATAAACAGGGCTGGTAAGATCATAGCTAATAAATCATCTTATTCACCTGATGAGTACGAAGAAGCCATTAAAATTCTTAATAACTGGCGAGCATCACATGCCTATCCACTTCATGTAATAACATGTGGTTTAAGAAATAAATTCCCTAACGCTTTGGTAGTACAACGAATAAAACGTTTGGAATCAATTACTGGTAAAATTGAACGTTTTCCTGAAATGGAATTGTATAAGATGCAAGATCTTGGTGGATGTAGAGTTATTGTAGATTCTCTTGATCAAGTATATGACATATACAATAAATATAAAAATTCCAGAATTCGTCATATACTTAAAAGAACTTATGATTATATAGATCAACCCAAAGCTTCAGGATATAGATGTCTACATTGTGTATACCAATTTCAAAGTGATAAATTAGAAACATATAATAAAAATATGTTAATAGAAGTGCAATTTCGAACAAAATTACAGCATACATGGGCAACTGCCGTAGAAATGATGGGTATATATACAAAAAGTAATTTAAAATCAAGTCAAGGGAATAAAGATATATTACGATTTTTCTTATTAGTATCTTCTATTTTTGCTATGATAGAAAAAACTAATATATGTCCGAATACACCATATGATGTAAAAGAAACAATAAATGAAATCAGAGAACTTGATAAAAAATATAATATCATATCTATTCTTAGCGGACTTAATGTTTCTATAGATTATAGTGTTAAAAAGAAATTAGGTAAAAATGTATATTATATATTAATTTTAGATTACGAAAATAAAAAAGTTACAGTTAGACCATTTCAACCAGCGCAATTAGAAATTGCAACAAAAGCATATTCTGATATAGAAAATAAAACTAATAAAGATGTAGTACTTGTATCAGCAAGTTCTTTTGAAGCACTAAGAACAGCTTATCCAAATTATTTCGTAGATATATCTAATTTTGTAGATATGATGAGAAATATATTAAAATAATTTTCTAAAGACAGATAGAAATATCTGTCTTTATCATTTCATAAAAATATTCCTATACCACTCTCACGCTATATACCCAACTTTTACTGGAATTTTATAATAAACTTATACCCAAATTCGAACGAAAACCACTTCAATGATAAACTACCATAAATGATAAAGCTTCTCAAATCGTATCAAAAATCTCTTATGTATTATCTATAAAAATTTTCACACTAAATAATCGGCATAGGGGGTACATTTAAACTGAACAGATCAGTACTCCTATAACTCACCCTATCCATTAAAAATATAGGTTTTATTTATATAAGTTATTTGTTATTAAAAAATAGACCCTTGATAGGGTCGGTTTTTGCGAAGCAAAAAATTTTGGGTAGATGTATTCTTCAAACAGAGAATAACTTAATAAGAATTATAATCATTTCAAATAATATAAAAGGAGAAAATATAATGGAAAATAAATTTATAAATGGATTTGAACAATTTAAGGAAAGAATAGATGCAATTCCTGACGAACAACTCATCAAAGACTGTGAAGCATTAGGAATGGAATTTGAGCAGGAAATACCAAAGTATCACAAGAATACCGGTAGTGATATTTCTAAAATATCCAAAAAAATCAAAGCATAAACATAAATTATGAGGAATGCCTATTAAGATACGAAAGTAATTATTTTGGCAAACATAATATTCATACTAGATTAAGCAGCTACTGCTCTATCTGTGGCAAGATCGGTGAAAAACTAAAAAAATTCTATCGTAAAGGATTATGACAGAACAGGAATGTTATCTAATGGAATAAAATATCATTTTATTATTTCAGGTGATGAATTATTTGAGGAATATAAAGATAGATTACCAGTATTTCATATAGATGATGATATGATCAGAGGATATGTTGATTTAGAGGAAATGATAATGTGAATGGAGAATAAAATACTATAATAGCCTATGGCATTATTGGTCATTTCGCTGCAAAGCAGCTCATGCCCTTGTGTACTGCTTCGCAGTCCACAATTATATGAAAATTTATAAAGGTATATTCTTAACTCTTTTTTATATATTCTTATAAGGCAGAATGTCAAAATTCCTTAAAAAATAAGGATTTTTTTCTGATTTTAACACTTTTGTATATTTATCAATTTTTCATCGAAATGTGATTCTGTATTCATTTTTTCTTATTTTACAAGGAAAATATCTTAACACTTTTTTTTAAAAAATGGAGTTAAAATTTTTCACATACAAAGCCAAACGGCAGTTGAAGGGATTTTTATCATTATGGAGCATAAATAAAAAGATGCGTACATTAACACTGAAAGGAGATTTAAATGCAGTTTGATTGTAAAGTTAATATTGTAGATGCAATTATGGGAGCTGGTAAAACACAATCCATTATGAATTATATAAATGCATCGGATGAGGATGAAAAATTTTTAGTTATTACACCATTTCTTGATGAAATAAAGAGATATAGAACATATTGTTATTCTAAAAATTTTAAAACTCCTACGTTTCTAAAAGACTATGATAAAGGCAGCAAACTTAATGATTTAAAAAAACTAATTGATAAAGGAGAAAATATTGTTTCTACTCATGCTCTCTTCCAAAAATTTGACAACGAGCTAATTGATTTATGTAGGGCAAAAAATTATACCCTTATAATGGACGAGGTTGCGAATGTTATTGAAGAATATCCATTAACAAAGCAGGATTTTATAGTTCTGAAAAATACATATGTAGATATAAATCCAAATACTAAACAACTTATATGGAAAAAGGAATATGAAGACTATCAAGGAAAATTTGAAAATGAAAAAAGATTATGCGAACTAGGAAGTCTTGTATGTTATGGAGATAGTTTAATGGTATGGCTATTTCCAATAGAAACATTTAATTCGTTTAGAAATATTTATATTCTTACATATTATTTTGAAATGCAAATGCAAAAATATTATTATGATTATTATGGAGTACAATATACTTATTGGTCTGTTGCTGGAAATTCTATGAAAACATATCACCTTATACCCTATGACAAAACAATAAAATACACTTCATACGATTATAGTAAGTTGATTCATATTTGCGAAATAGACAAATTGAACATGATTGGTGATAGAGATACTGATTTGTCTTTTTCCTGGTATAACAGAAATAAAAATAACGCTTCTATGAAAGTATTAAAAAATAATTTGTATAATTTTTTTCATAATGTAAGAGAGAATAAGTCTAATGATAATATATGGACAACATTCAAAGAATATCAGAATGCTTTAAAAGGTAAAGGGTATACAAAGGGATATCTTCCATGTAATTGTAGAGCCACTAATGATTATATAAATAGAACATCTGTCGCATATCTTGTTAATCGGTATTTGAATCCATTTATTAAAAACTTTTTTACAATGAATAATATTTCGGTTGATGAAGATGGTTTTGCTTTATCTGAAATGCTTCAGTTCATATGGAGATCTGCTATCCGTGAGGGAAAAGATATTTGGGTATATATCCCTAGTATAAGAATGCGAAATTTATTAAAACAATGGATTCGAAACAATTCCACAACAAACAGAGAATAAGTAATTGTAACAAATAAACGCAGCACCAAATTTAAAGGAGGTATGCGAATGATAAACGAAAAGGAGACATTAATTTATGACAGGAAATTTTACACTAGAGGAACACCGTAACACTTTTGGAGGAATTATTAACTATACAGATTACTGCACCGACTTCCCACGCCACGAAAAAGCACAATCATGGGCGGATCGTATCTATGCCGATCTTCTATTTGATAAGAAATGCATAGAAAATATTAAAGCAAGAAAACGTACGGCGGAGGTTGATAAGTAATATGGCAGTTGAAAAGGATTTTGAAAACAACAATGAAAATGATCTTTGTTATCTGACTGGCGAAAGATATGTTTGCGTATCATTTACAGATAGAAAGATGATTAATCGTATAAAGAAAATTTATGAAGAACGTGCTGAAGAGTTTAAATACCTGACTCAGAATAAAGACGGAAGTATCTGTGCGAAAATTCCGAAGAAGTGGTTTCGTATCAATCCAGGATCCAAGCCTGATCCTAATAAGCCCAAGAAGCAGCTATCTGAAGAACAGAAAGAAAAGATGAGACAGGCGTTGGCTGATTATAGAGCAAAGAAAAAGAAGTAATACTACTTCTACTATGTTCGGTTTATTGGAGTTTTAAAATGATTTAGACATCAAATTTCAACGAAACGTGCTTTGATGGTAAGTTGTTCGTCTAAATATAAAACGGTGAAATTGAGTAAATTTTCTATTGCTCTCAGAAAGGATAATTTTCACAGATGTAAAATGTTGGCAAGAATAGACTATAAATATTTTCAGAAAGCAAAACAAGTCGCTACTATCTCAGATTTCACAAAAATACATGTGGGATGCGTGGCGGTATATCAAGGATCCGTTATAGGAATTGGATGTAATAGTAATAAAACTCATCCACGACAGAATTATTATAATCGTTACAGAACAATAGATAATACATACTTTATTCCAAAGCTTCATGCAGAAATCAGCTGCATTAACTCTATCCGTAATCTGGATATAAATTTCTCAAAAGTTAAATTGTATATTTACAGAATCCGACATGATCAGGATTATGGTATATCTCGTCCGTGTCCTAGTTGTATGGCCGCCATAAGAGATATCGGAATAAAGGATATCTACTACTCTACTGATGATGGTTTTGCTTATGAAAGATTGAAATAATTTTAGAAATGAATGGAGAATTAATAAATGGTATGTGAAATATGTGGTGAAACTGAAGGAATGCATAATCCAAGGTGTCCTAAATATGAACCGCCAAAATTTGTTGCTATATGCGGAGTATGTGGTCAGGGAATATATGAAGGCGATGAGTATATAGAAAATGACCATGGAGAATGTATTCATTTTGGATGTGAAAAGAATTTACGTTGGTTATTAGACTGGCTTGGATATGGAGTCAAAAGAAATGGAGGATAATTTATGGGGAAGTTAATCAGATGGATTAAAGAACTGTTTGGTGTATATGAAACCGGCAATGAGTACTATGTAGATATTGATGATATTGAGATTACGGCTCAGTTTAGCGAAAGCAAGCCTAGTTTTGCAAAACAGGAAGCAAAATATAATTATTATCTTAAGACGGGTGAGCTGCCAGCTCCGATTGTATTAAAGAGAGATTTTACACTGGTCGATGGTTACATATCTTATCTGATCTGTCAGTCTTATGGTATTGATCGAGTGCCTGTATATTTTGAGGAGTGATTAACATGGGAAGAATTGTAATATTGCAGAATAATACTGACTTTGTAACAGACCATCTGTTAAAGAAACTTTGTCTCAAAGTAGATTGCGGAAAATTATATTGTGTTTGTGCAGATAAAAATGATGAATTAAAAGGTAATGTCGTTGCGAAGATATTGCCGAATGGATGTAAAAATGAAATCAGCAATAATTAGATATGAATATAGACCTAGAATTACTTTTGAAAAACGTGGATTAGATGTAGAGCGTAATTTTCTACAAGCTCCTACTTGTGAATGCGGATGTGGCGGAAAAGCTAATTTGGTATTAAATACGGATGATGATGTATTAGATTTCTGCGGTTGTATGTGTGCAGATAATGAATGCTGCCAGTGTGCTGTTTTTTGCAATCACAAAAGAGAACAAGTTATTAGGAGCTGTGAAATGTGATGAAGATCACATCCAGTTAATTCAATCTACTACTAATACTTTTGATTTAAAGGATATTTGTTTTATGGCTGAATAGCTTGGATTACATTGCTATGGATTATTGAATTGGAAGAAAGATAATCTATGGGAAATTATTGAGAAATAGGTTAGGTGAGGAAATAATTTGAGTAAATATGGTATTAAAATCAAAAACATAAGTGCTGGTATGTTATATGATGTTAATCTTGGTACACGAGATTATTTTACGTATACGGATGCAATGTTCAATAATAGTTTATTTAGTTACTTCCTTCAAAAAAATGGTTTAAATGTATATAAAGAGGAAAGTACACGAGATATTATCTGTCTTGATTATGAATTTGGCAGTAGATCATATAACGATGAACATGATCGCCTCGAAAAACTTTTTAAACAGTCTGACGGAGATTCGAAAGAGAGAATTAAAAAAGCTATTAAAAAGGTTGAAGAAAGAAAAGATTTATACAACGAAAAATCAAGAGATCAAATTCGTGAATATTTTTATGAGAATGGTGTCAATGTAACTTATAAAAAGAAACGTAGAGATGGAAGTATAAAAGAAGAAACAATACATTATGAGATGTTGTTTCGAACAAGTGCAAAAGCAAAATTGGGACAAGTAATATTTATAAATAGTAAACTATACAATATTGCGTATGATTGGTTAACAATTGGCCTCGGAAACAAAATGTCTCATGATAACGCTAAAATTGTTGAAATGTCAGCTTATGCACCACTCACTACTTCTACTATTATTGGAACAATTCATATACCAGTTGAAGATATTTTAATCCTTAGAGATCAAGATTCATTTTTTGAGACAATGACTAAAGTAGTTAAAGCAGAAAATTATGAAGTAGAAGTTAAAAAGAGGAATCGCGAAACAGGTAAATATGAAAAAATAATAGAAAATAGAAAAAAATGTATTGTCGTAGATGAGAAAAGAAATGTTAAAAATACTATTTGGGATGGAATGGCATTAATTGAAGCGGATAATAATTATCTTAAATTACCAGACTATGTAAATGGTATGGCATTATTAAGAAATCATCTATTTAAAGCTTGTGCATTTAAAAGCTATATTCAGAAATTTTTTATAGATTGGTGTGAAAAGAATGGATATGATTACAATACTTATCAAGTACAAGATATGTTCGGTAAATGGCATTATCTAAAAGATATAAAAATGATTACAACAGACAATGCTATTAAATGGAAAAAATTCCAGGATTTAATGGGTAATAATATTACGGAAGCATATGAATATTGGTGTGATCGAATTCATAATGATGATGACATATGGGGTATTGTAAAAACTGATCATCCTAGTAAATTAGGACAATATCAACAGCTAAGTTATCAGATGATCAATACTCTTCCATGTACAAAGGATGATGTAAAAGATATTGCTCAAGTTAGTATTGATTACGTTGAATTGCTCAAAAAAGATAATGATGAGTTTGAAAAATTTCTCAGAAAATATGCCAATGAAATAAACCATTATGAAATGCTTGCTGATTTATATACTCAGAATCATGAATTTGGAAATAGTACATTTTTTAGAGAAGAAAAGAAGAAAATTATATTTGACTATGTATATAGAATGCGAAAAGGAAAAATCATGGTAAATGGTGATAATTTGACTGTATGTGGTAATCCTTACGCTCTTCTACTATATTCTGTTGGTGAAGATTTTGAAAAAGACTCAACTCTCTCCCAAGAATCTAATTGTATTCAATGCTATACTAAACGTTTTGATAATCAAGAATATCTTGCGGCATTTAGAAATCCACATAATTCCCCTAATAATGTATGTTATTTACATAATATCCATACAGAAGAGATGGATAAGTATTTTGCATTTAGTAAAAATATTATAGCGGTTAATTGTATTCATACAGATATCCAAGACAGAGCTAATGGAATGGATGAAGATTCAGATTTTATGCTTGTTACAAATCAACCTACGATGGTTAAATGTGCTAAAAAATGTTATAAGGAATTTTATACTGTAGTAAATGCGTTGCAAGAATCTGGTATCACTTATAATAACACAAAAAAAGATTATGCTACAATGGACAATAAATTTTCAAAGTCTCGTATGGGAATTGGATATTCTAGTAATCTTGCACAGCTGGCAATGACTTATTATTGGACAGAATTACAAAAACACAATCCAGATGGGAAGAAGCTTAAAGAACTTTATGACAATTTTATTATTCTTTCTGTTCTTGCACAAGTTATTATAGATGGATGTAAGAGAGAATATGAAATTGATGGCAATAAAGAAATTGAAAGAATCAGTAAACTTCCTTGTATGTGTATAAAAAGAATTGTTGGATATACTGATTCAGATAAACCTAAATATAAAAAACATGATTTTCCTGAATTTATGAAATACACAAGAGAAATTAAATATACAAAAGATGGTAAGGAACTTCCGCAAGATGAAATAGATGAATCAAAAAATAAACTTAAAAGTCGTATCAATCGAAATTTGTTATGTCCTATGAATTGGCTCGAAGATTGGATTAATAAAATTCAGAATGCTTCTACAACCGAAACAATTCCAACTTCTTCTTTCTTTATAAAGATGAATGGTGAGGCTAATCGAAGACAAATGACAAAAATGATGAAACTTATTGAAAATTATGATTTAAGCATAAAATCTGCGAAGATTAATATTTTAGATAGTGATGAATATATTTCATTTCTTTCCGAAAAAAATATCGAAATCATATCTGAACTTTCTAAAATGAAAATCAAAAATGTTATTACTATTAATCGCCTAATAGAAATAGCTCTTGGATTAAGTAGTGAGACTGGTGCTTCAAAAAATCGTACATACAATCCAGAAAAACATACTCGAAAAATATTAAATCTATTATACAAAATGGATAAAAATAAGTTTTTAATGAATTTTTGTTGTGAATAATGCACAAAAACTGCACGATTATTTTGTAATTGTCTTCTGAAAGCCTTTATTTTCAATTGTTTTAAGAAATACTTAACGTCCGTTATATGGAAGGAAGAAATCGCAGAGTTGCGTTAGTAAATTCCCACGCCATTGCCAATGCGTGTAATAAATAAGGACTTGCAAGTTTAAAAAGTATACTAGGGGCAGACGTATCATTATCTGCCCTGAATACAAAACAATTTTTAAAAAGTTGTGGTCAAAAATTACATTAGCTTTAGCTGATGTGTATATTTCACAAGCTTATGAAATCAGTCTTTCTTTTACATAAAAGAGAGAATAAATAATTGTAACAGATAACAATTATCATATATGGAATTAAAAGGAGAAAAAGGAATGGTATTAAAAGAAGCATTTCGTTATCAGAATTTTTTGGATCTTATCTTAAGCAATGCTACTAATTATCTTTGTAGAACTGATTTTGTCACTGAGACAAAAGAGACACATAATCGAAAGAAGGTAAACCCTCTTGCAGATGATGAAATTATTGAGGTGAAGAATGTTCATAATGTAGATTTCACAGCAAATGATCTTATCGATGTGGTATGCGCAGTTATCGCAGAGAAAGAAAAGCTCACAAAGGCTATTACTCTTGCCAAGAGATCTACTGAAATTGATATTGACTCTTCGGTTTCTATGAATAAATTAAAGCAGAGAATTTCTTCTGTGTTTAATAATATGGCAAGTATTAAGAATAGTGAGACAACTTCTCGTGGAACTGGCTATAAGTTCAATGAGGCTGGAGATCAGGTGTCTTATTATTATGATGTTGATAGTGTGACTACTATTAACTTTAAACGTGATGATGTTCGTAATCTGGCAAAGAAATATCAGAAGGAAACCGATGAGATTTCTACAAAACTGGATGCAATCGAACTCACTACTGTTGTAGATTTTGTTCCTACATGGGATGTAACTGATACATTTGAGGAAGTAGTTGCTGCTTGTAAAAAGTAGTACTCTTCTCTCCTGTTAAAAATATCAGGTACTTACGAGAGAGCTGAAACGGATTGAATAATTGTCAATCGGTTCAGATGCAGATGAACTATGATGCTGCAAGTTTTGTGTGATATGCCATAGATCACATATGATAAAAACAAATGGAAAGTTTAATAAACTAATGAAGTTTAATTTACTTTATACATATAATTGGATGGTTTAACTACATGTTAATGCAAATAAAAGCCGCTATATGTTTCATAAAGTGCTAACTCATTCTTTTGTTATTTCAAACTCTTGTTAATTCAACAATATGAAATTTCAATAATCGTTTCGCTAATTTACAGTTGATAAAACATATTATTATTTGAAAATAATATATAAATTCTATTTAAAGATATTGGATTAATTTCGTTACCCAGTAACGTTTCAAATAATTGGTTGAAATTATGATTGAAGTTTCAGTTTTCTTATAAGTATCTGATATTTAGGTTTCATTTTGTGTTACCTCCATTTCTTTGCCGGTGGTTGTATTGTCATTCTGATTGTATGACTGCCGGTGTTCTAAAAAATATATCACGGGATGACGAGCAATTGGAAGCTCACATGGCTCATATCCAGGAGTATGTAGGATCATGCCCTACTCCCGTAATCTCCTACTTCGGTAGGCGGTCGGTTTCGGATCGTCAAATAAGCATGGCAACATGTATAAAGCAGTATAGACGTATTGTAGTACTGCGACTGTAGAAATATAGTTTGACGGAAAACACATAAATCTATACTTGACCTAAAATCAGAGGGCTACTGCTAATGATACGGTTAAGTAGGCGTAATAGCAATGCGCTGTATTAACAGAGAAATCTGGGGATGATTTATGTACAACTGGTGCGAATTCCGCAAGAATAAGTGCTGATTGGATTGTAGGTAATTCTCACAACTTGAAAAAGAGGGGATTTAATACAAAGTAAGACGATTGCAAGTCGAGCAGGATGGTGATGATTGGGTGGTACTCAAAAGGTACTAATGGTCAAATATACACCTCATCGTCCATAATAAAATACATACTTTTGATGATAATAAAAAATATTACAAATTATATTAATTTTGAAAATATCAAAATACTGAAGCAAAAGTGTGTATGACTATGAAGAGAAAAACAACTTATCCATCTGTAATATGGTGGCATATAAGGCTCGCAAGGCATTATATGAGAAATTACAAGTACGTGCAACTCTAATAGGCTGCAACCTATGAATCTCGCAAGGAAGAATGTGCAGAAAGAAAATCTATAACGCTTCATGGTAAGAGTTTGCAGATTATGTCAAAATCTGTGTTGTTGCTAACTACAGTCTAATCGACCGTGTGATAAATTGTGTCCAACCACAATAGATGTTAGCGTAATAAGTCAAATATCTCAGCTTATAGCAAAAGGATTTCGTGTTTCACGGAGTTCTTTTTATTTTGGTTCATAGCTCAATGGTAGAGCACTCGGCTGTTAACCGAGTTGTTGTAGGTTCGAGCCCTACTGGATCAGCTACTATCCTACTTACGTAGGAAATTTGAATAAAAGGATGTGTTTAAAATAGTATTAATTACTAAAAGTGAAGCATTAAAATTGAATAAAATGGGCGTATGTTGGGGATACAAAGGTATTAGCCATACATACAGTAATTCTCATACATATTATCTAGCAGAGACTAAGAATAATATGAGAAATTTAAGGGAAATGCGCTCTTCTACTATCGTTAAGTAACGAAATCTATATGAAAGGCGGTGTCTGATCATCGCAAAGAAAAAGCATGAAGTAAATATTGAGATTATTGGTGGTAATGCAGAAGGAGTGACAGGATCCTGTACACGGATTAAAACTTCTGAACATTGCTACCTTTTTGAATGTGGAATGATTCAAGGAGAGCATACAGTTCTTGAAAATTATAGAGCTAATATGAAATTTGTACAGAAAATCAAACCGCAAGAAATTGAATACATAATAATTGGACATTGCCACCAAGACCATATTGGCATGATTCCAACATTATATGCAAGAGGAAAATGTAATGCAAAAATCATTGTTCCAAAAGGATCTACTGCAATATTAAAAGAAATGTGGTTAGATAGTAGTTTTATTAATTGTAGAGATGTAGAAGTCTTAAATATTAAAGATGATAGAAACTATGAACCATTTTATACTGAAGACATTGTATATAAAACACTAGATTATGTACAAGAAATAGAATCTGACAATATTGTAAAACTATCAGATGAGTTAGCAATTAGATATACGGATGCAGGACATATTCTTCTTTCTAAGCAATGTGAAGTATATATAAATGGTGGTTCTCATACTAGAAAAATATTATTTTCTAGCGATTTAGGAAATATAGCAACGCAGGATACCAGGGTTTTTGTAGAAAATTTTAAGCCTATTTCTTCTTGTAATATAGCAATAATGGAATGTACGTATTCAAGTAAAGATCGACAGTGTACCAAAGAGACTTATAAAAAAGACATTGAAAAGATCAAATCTGTTGTAGAACAGTATTGCGTAGATAATAACAATCGTGTTTTAATTCCGTCATTCTCTCTTGATAGAACTCCATATATTTTATGGATTTTATATTCACTATTTGGAAAAGATGAAAATTTTAAAGTACCTATTCTGGTAGACAGTCCATTAGCAAACAGATTATTAGATTGCTACTCTTCTATTCTCGAAGATGATAGAAAAGAATTATTTGATGAGATGATGTCATGGAAAAATATAAGAAGAGTTATTACGCCAGAAGACAGCAAAGCAGCTATTTCTGACAAAGAAGCAAAAGTCATATTGAGTAGCTCTGGAATGTTAACAGCTGGGCGTAGTGTGAAGTGGACTCAAAGTATTTTGCCACATGAGAACGATTGTATTTTATTTATGGGCTACTCAGGCGAAGATACTTTAGCCTGGAAGATCAAGCACAATAAAGACAATAAAACTATCAATATTAATGGGAAGCCATATAAAAATAATGCACAGATATATGATCTCAAATCTTTTTCAAGCCATATGCAGAGAATTGATATGATTAATTATTATAAGTCTATTAACTGTGAAAAAATATATCTTGTACATGGAGATTCAAATAAAATTGAATTCAAACATGATCTTGAAGAGGCAATTTTCGATTGTTTAAAATCTACAAAAGTTGTTGCCGTTAATAATGGCACAAAAATCTCATTATGAGAAATCTATAGAAAGAACGAGGCAAAATGCCTATGGAATTATTGGAAATACCTTTAGTTGGCGGTATAAAAGAAGATCAATTACCGTCTCCTGAAGAATATACCTACTGGAAAAGTAGAAAGGATAGAACATTCTACATTGATTATGAAATCGATGAAGATTATTCTCTTGTCGAGCTTGCAAAGATAATTATCCAAATGAATATCGAGGAAAAGGATGTCGAAAGTCCTGATCCGATTCGTCTATTTATTCATAGTTATGGGGGAGATATAGAACAGGCTCTCTTTTTCTGTGATTTGGTTAAATCAAGCAGAATTCCGATTATCACAATTGGAATGGGCGTTGCAATGTCGGCAGGTTTTTTAATCTTCCTATCAGGGAAGAAACGTTATGCATTTTCTCATACTTCTATGCTTGTACATAGTGGATCCGCTGCATTCCAAGGTACGGCAGAACAGATCGAGGAAGCACAGAAAAATTATAAGAAACAAATTGAACAAATGAAGTCTTATATCCTTGATAATACTACTATCGACGAAAAGACTTTTAATAAAAATAGGAATAAAGATTGGTATTTATCTAGTGATGAACTGTTAAAGTATGGTGTCATCGACGAGGTTATCACTGATCTAACTTTAATTATTTAAGGAGAGTTAAACTACTCTCCTATTTTATTGGATAAAAAGGAGAAAAAGAAATGGCAAATTTTGTTTTTAAGGAAACCAAGCAGACTTCTATGAAGATGGCAGGAATCATTGATACTGATAATATGACGATTGACGTAGATGGCGAAACAAAGAAGTTATCTACCCTATTATCTGTGTTTAATGGTGGTGGCGTTGAGATTAATGTAAAGGTAAAAGAAGAAAATGAACTCGATGAGCCTACTGAATCTTCTGACGAAGAATAGAGAGTTGGTGAATAATTGTTTAATATTGAAGAAACATTAAGTAAATACAATTTGACACCTGAAAAGTATGAACAGTTGCTTCAAGACTGTTCTAATAAAGTAAACAAAATCAGTGATGATGATTGGTCTGAAATTTGTCAGAGGTATAATTTAGACTTTAACCCTGACACAATCAGGAAAGGTTCACAGCCACCTCTCATTGGATCAGCTTTCGTATCTGATTATTATAAATGGAAAAATACTCAGAGTAAGAACTTAAATGAAAATGACGATGAGTACTTCAAAAAGTTACGTTTAGAAAAGCAAGAAATTCAGAAAGAAAAACGCAAGTTATATGATGAACGTCTTGATATTAATCGTAGACTTCGAGAAGAATCTAGGCTAGAGACAACAATCGAAAAGATTGACAATATGCTTAATAGCATTGCCGATACTAGATACATTACATATGATAAGAGTCCTTTTATTAAATATAGTGACAATGATATGATCGTATGTTTATCTGATTTGCATTTAGGAGCTTCATATTACAGTTATGATGGTTGTTATGATTCTAAAATTGCAAGAGATAGATTGAATCAGTATTTATCTGAAATTGTTGATATTCAGAAAACACATTCTGCCGAAAATTGTGTTGTGTTATTGTTAGGGGATCTTATCAGTGGAAACATTCATTCTACGATTTCTGTCACAAATAAAGAGAATGTAATTGAACAGGTAAAACTTGCTTGCGAATATATCTCAGATTTTGTATATGAGCTTGGTAAACATTTTAATAATGTTGAAGTACGAGGAGTTTCAGGTAATCATAGCAGAATCAAAGAGAAAAAGGAAGATGCTCTTTTAGGAGAACGTTTAGACTCTCTTATTATATGGTTCATTAAATCTATGTTGAAAAATGCAGACAACGTTACTGTGTATGATGAAGACATAGATGATACTATGTCTATTTTCTTTATTAGGGATAAATCATATTTCGGTGTCCACGGTGATTTCGACACTATGAGTGATGCGTCTATTGCAAAGCTTGCATTATGGGCGAAATTTACTCCATATTGTGTATTATGTGGACATAAACACTTTCCTGCAATGACAGATGTATCTGGAATTAAGGTAGTGCAATCCGGCAGTCTTGGAGGTAGTGGTGATGAGTATACACGCCAAAAGAGATTAACTGGGAAGCCATCGCAGACCGTATTAGTTGTGAACAATAGAGGTATTAAATGTTGCTATCCTATTGAATTAGACTAAATACTAATTTCATTCATAGTGAGACTTTCACCACATCGGTGAAACTATGTATTCCAGTGAAACATATCATAAAAGGTCATCAGTCATCGAGAATTAGTATAATATAAAACAGTCCAGACTCCAACTGGCAATTAATAAATGGAAATAACCTATGGTTAATTTTGGCTGACGAAGCCATATTGGGAGCAGTTCGCTACTGCTCTCTTTATTATTTCGGCAATATTATAAAATTTTGCCGAAAAACATAAAACAAAATACTCGAAAAAGGCAAAACAAAACTGCCGAAAAATATAAAATAAATTTTAGGAAAAAAGGAGAATAATTAAATGAACAAGACAGAATTAATCGCAAAGACTCAGGAGAATATTGAAATCGAAGTAACCAAGAAGGATCTTGGTATTATTGTAGAAGGTGTACTTAAGGCTATTCAGGATGAAGTTGTAGCCGGTGGTAAGGTACAGCTGGTTGGTTTTGGTACTTTTGAGGCTGTTGAGAGAGCTGCTAGAGATGGAAGAAATCCTCTGACTGGCAAGCCCATGAAGTTACCTGCTTCCAAGGCTCCTAAGTTCAAGGCTGGTAAAGCATTTAAGGATGCTGTTAAGAACGCTTAATTTGACTGGTGGTGATTATATTGGAAAAGTTACATTTTGATGACTTTGAAGATTTTGTCATTGAAGTCACTGAAAATTACGATGCCATCAAGGATAATGATGAAGGAAATGACGTTGCTATTATTGCTAAGTATGCAGAAGCGACAGAAATTATTGAGAATCTGATTCAGTGCGGTTATAAAATCGAGGAAATTCAGATTAAGATCCCTGAATACGGTGAATACGAAGATGAGTATGTTATTTCTCTATGTAATGTAAATGGATCTGATATCTGGTGTGAGCCAATGAAGAGAGAAAATGGATATCTTGATGATGATTCAGCTATTATTTATGTAATGGACAACTGTTCTTCTACTGCTTTGAAACATCTGGATAGTGGAGCTATTTTCGAAGTATCTGTTGGTGAAGAGGATGAAGATGATTATGAGTGTATGTGTGAATGTGATCACTGTGTAAACCGTCCTGAAACCAGTGTTTCATATCATGTTAATGGAAATGAAGTTTCCAAAGAAGAATATGATAAAGCTATTGACAGAGTGTGTGATGCGTTTGATGAAGCAAGACAGAAATATAATGAATTTGCGGATATTATGAACGAATACCGTCATTTATTTGACTGGTAATAAATATGAGTGTGTGGTTTAGACTACACACTTTGGGTGTATAACTCAGTTGGATAGAGTATTGGTCTTTTAAATCAAGAGTCGGTGGTTCAAATCCACCTACACCCATCACCAAGCCTTTCTTCTATGGTGTATATGTGTCACAGCATATGCACTTTTATGGACAAGTCGCATAGTGGCAATTGCAGCGGACTGTAAATCCGCCGACTTTTTGGGTCTACGTTGGTTCGAGTCCAACCCTGTCCACTTATTTGAAGTTTTATATATTGATTGGGAGATGCCAGTTACGATTTGCAGAAATGTAAGAGACAATCACTGGAATGGCTAAAAGCCAAGTATGGAGAAAAATACAGTTGGCAACGAACTTTATATGAAGCGGAGAATAAATATATAGGTCAATCAGTTAGATTGATAAAGAGAATTACAAGCGGTTGCTTATCTCTACCTCTGTTAGTGAAACGCATGTATAGGGCATGTTCCTATCGCACTAATTAATGGAGAGTTTGTTGGATAATTACCAACCACTCTCCTTTTCTTTTAATAAAAATGGAAAGGAGAAGTTTATATTATGGCTATTGAAAAATCAAAACCTAGAAAATTCGATATAGAGAAATATGATTTATATGTAAAGGATTATATTGAGAAAAGTGAAAAATTAGGAAAACCCATTTCGCATCCTATGTTAAGAAAGCAACCATATAACCTACCAGACGCTAGATGGTTTGTTGTAAATTGTCCTGACAAAAATGTTACATCTTGGGCGGAATTTATTGATTGGTGTGGTTTTGTTGCAAAAGGTAAATTACCGTCAAAAGGGAAAATGATAAATCTAATTTACAAAATGCAATCAAAATTAGGAAGACCTTTAATGTATGATGATTTTAGAGGCGTAGGTTGTTACCATCCTCCAATAAAAGCAATTAAATATTATTGGGGCACAATTAATAACATGAAACGTGAATTGGGATTAGAAATAATTCAAGAATCTATGCTGGATAGATCGTTATCAAAAATTCAATTTGATACTATGTTAACTGAAATTATTGATCATGTAATAAAAGATGGTAGAAATTTTATAACAACATCAGAAATAGATAATAATCATGCATGGTTGAATACAGTTTCGTTACAAAGAACAGCCAGAAAGTATTATAACAGTTCTCTACAAGATTTACTGTCTAAGAAAAATATATCTCTTGGTAAATGTGGTAGAGGTATTATATTTGATTTTGATGATGGTGAACGTGTCACAAGTCAATTTGAATATATATTTTCAAAATATTTACGAGATTATGGACTAAGATATGGAACTGATTATATAAGAGATGTAAAATATTCCGAATTCATTCCTGGCTATACACAAAATATGAATTGTGATTATTTAATACATGTAAAAAATCATGATATCTACATAGAAATAGCTGGAGTTATAGAAGCATATAAAACATATTTCTTTTCTAATAAATCTATATTGAATAGCAAATCAAAAGAAAATTATCGCATAAAATTATCCCAAAAACAGTCTATGCTTAAAAATAATAATTTAAATTATTACATATTATTCCCATGTGATTTAACAAAAGAAAATACTTATAATATTTTGAACAATGATTCAATTGATCTTCGCAAAAATATTGAGTCATTTATTAAAAATAATATTGATTGGAATTCAGTTTCTAAATTAGGCGAATTAAAATATTCTAGTGAAATTAAATGGGGAAGAAATGTTATTGATTATGGAGAAGTAGTTTAGTTTTACTACTGCTCTTTTTTATTTTTGAATGAAAGGAGGACAAAATATTGTCAAGAGAAAAAATTACGAGAGTGAAATATTTTACTCCTGATAAAGAAAAATATATCTATGAAGAGAACTGGAAGAAGTATCAAAAATATTTACAATCTAACATCATAAAAAACAGAGATGTTAAAGATACTACTTATAAAAGATATGAAGGATTATTCCGTCACTTTCTTATGTGGCTAGGTGAAAATTATGGCGAAATAGATTTGTATTCTGATGACTTCATGGAAAATGCTGTTGATATCATGGAAGCATATATGGCATTTTGTCAGGAAACTCTTCAAAATCATAAAAAAATAATTAATATGAAAATATCTGCCGTGAGTTCATTTTTTATCTGGTCTATGAAACGTGGTTTTATTAAATATCATCCATTTGATGGAAAATTAGATAGAATGAAGAAGGCAAGTGAGGAACAAATTCTAAATCATTATTTTTTAACTAATGAACAGATTACCAATATTCGAGCAGATTTATACAAAACAGAAAATAATAAATGGACTATCCAAGATCAATTATTGTTTGAAGTATCTCTCTTTTCTGCTAATAGATTAGGTGCATTAGAAAGACTTACAATTTCGTCTCTTGATTTGGATAATATGGTATTTGAAGGTATTCGTGAAAAAGAGGGTTATCGAGTGGAAGTGTCATTCGACGATACATGTAAAGATATGATTGAAACATGGTTATCCATGCGGAAAGATGATTATGATCACCTTGAATGCGATGCTCTGTTTATTCATAAATATAATGATGAATGGAAACCATGGACAAAAAATATGATTTATGAGCGAATGAAAAAATTTGGTGAAATTATTGGACTAGAAGACTTTCATACTCATTGTATGAGAAAAACGGCTATAAATAAAATTTATGAAGATACAGGTGATCTAAATCTTGCTGCGCAGTGGGCAAATCACAAATCAAGTGCGGTAACACAGGCCTCGTATATTAAGCCTGTTTCAAAATCAGAATTAAGAGATAAATTAAAACTTTTAAAGGTAAAACAACAGGAACTTGTTAAAGAGGCTAAAGAGGAAGGCAAGATTTAACTCTTCTAACTTTTCTGTCTTGATATTTTCACATATCTGTGTTAATATATTACATGTAAAAAAGAAACAAGCAAATTTCCGTTAGACGGTTTGAGCCAAATACAATCAGAAACGGCTAAATAAATTAAATACTTAACACATTAATGACCGGACTTTAGCGAGGGCGGTCATTTTTGTGTCTTCTTATCAATGTAACGTACTATGTAAGTAGCCAATACACTACTAACTGTTCCGTAAACAATAGTAATAATAAAAACACTTAAAGTCACTACTTCGTATCCTCCTTTGTAAGTATTTCCTACATGATGTCACGAGGATATCTATGTTAAACTGAATGTCACCATTCAGACGTGACTCAGAACCGCCTATTGACCATCTCGATCTAGCCTAAATCAAAATGATGGAAATCTGCTTGTCTACTCTATTATATTATTCACGACATATTCTGTCAAAACATTTCCATAAAGTGCCGTATATTTGCGGAATTTCAGATAATAACATCATAGGAGGATCTGTCCAACGCCATACTGTTGGCCAGTGTGTAAGATAACAGACAGTAAAATGTTGGACTTCAAATACATTCCAGGATATTGGCGAGAGTCAATGCTAAAAATCCTTGAATAAAGGCTTCTGTCTTGAACGGTGTAAGATTCTAACGGTTGGATACCGTAACATCCTTGCGACTGGAATAGCTAAATCAACAGAGAGTATCGGTTATATGGCTATCCGATTAATAAATTGCCGAACGATGAGGTGTTGCCTAGTGTGGGCACAAGACAAATAATAACACTGTCGCAACTACTCTAGCGGCTTGATTCTATAAACATCACGGATAATAGGTGTCTCTCAACCATAAGTGAGATGATGTTCGTATTCTCTGCGTTAAAGAGAGAATAACAAAATAGTATCACTAAGGCAAGATACGTGATACGCCCTTACTTCCTTGAGTTGTAAGTATACGTCGAAGATAAATGTTGGACTGTTATCAGTGTTTATTGGAGTATTTATATGGTTACTGCTATACCCCCAAGACAGTGTAGGATTGTATATCTGAAAGAAAAGCACTTGCAAAACTGCGTCTATAGGACATTAATTAGTGAATGACTGCTGTGCGGTCTGGCATTCTGGAAAGACGGGAAAAATACTAATTATCCAGGTCATTAGTATAACGGATAGTACGCTGCCATAAGCAGAAGTATTGGTTCGAATCCAATGATGGCATTGCAACTGGATAACAATAGCATGGATGGGATTGTGCGCACTCTTCTATCCTAATAAACTGAGTTCCATTGACTCAATATCAGTTAGTTAGTGCTTCAAGCTGATATTCCAAAGAATAAACAGGCGATAATGACTTTACCAGAGTTGCAAATCTGGGTTTGTGATGGTTTTTGAACCATGTTTGCCATCTATTTCAGAGAATTTTCAACATTCTCTTTGTTGGTTGACTGGTAATCAATTGGCAGTAGATCTTACCAATCTATATAATATGTGGAGGACGCTCCTCTCCTATTATCATAGCGGAATGACGAGCAATGGGAGCTCACTTGGTTTATAAGTTTATAATCAAGAGTATGTAGGTTCGAGTCCTATTTTCGCAACTCAACGATTAAAAGGAAACGAAAAAATAAAAGAAAGGAGTACATATAATGGCAAGTAGATTATCTATTGAAAATGATAGATTAAAAGTCGGTCAAGTAAAACGAATAACATCGAATAATGGAAATAAAATTGATTCTATTACTCTTCTACTCAATGAATCTGTGGAAGTTTTATTTGCACCAAATGGAAATACATTGGAGTTTACGGTATCAAATCCGAATATTGATATGAGTAATTTGGACTGTACTATTGATAAAGAAACTTTAAGGGACTTAGTAATCAGTTTCAAAGATGCATACAACCAAATAATTGTAAACGAAAGAGAGGGCATAAATTCATGAAATTAAATATTAGCAAAACTATTGATGAAAATATTATTGGTGTAGATATTTCTGTCGCAGAATTAGGTACATCTGATACTGATGCTGCTACTGAAAAAGATATGTTACATAATTTTGTCAGAACAATCGAATATTCTAAAATATCCTTTAAATCTAATATGAAAGCTGACTCTAATGGAGATCCAGTTATAACTGATAGCGAAGTTGATAATTCAACTATTATCTCTGTTGAATTAAAAGATATTATCAACCAGTCATTTGTTGTAGATGAAAACCTTCACATTACATTCTCTGTAGATGTTACAAAGATTCCAGAATCAGAAGTCAAAGCACCTTTTGATAGTGTTGAGAAACTTGGTAAGGCAAAAGTTGAACTTTTCGCTACTAAGATTCAGGAAGAAATCGGTAAGAAGCTTGCTGAGATTCGTGTTTTAAATACTAAGTTTGAAGGTAAAACAGAAGTTATTCTGTAAAAATAATGGGTGTACTCTTCCACCCTAAATATGCTCGGTTAGTCAAGTGGTCAAAGACCTCCGACTTTCTATCGGATAACATGGGTTTAAATCCTACTCTGACAGCTGAAGAAAGAGTTATTTCGTTTGGAATAGCTCTTTTTATTTTATATGAAAATTTAGTTCGTAAAAAGAGAATAAGTTATTAGCTGACTATGAGTGGATTGTAACTGTTTCGATTGCAGGTAGTTGGATTTATAGAGTGAGAAGCCTTTGACTGATCATCTTAGGCATAGTAGATACTCGCACTACTCTCTCACTCTATTTCTAATTGGTTTTGCGAGTGGAAAGCGAGAAATGAATTATGAAAGAAAAGAAATTAAAATATACTCAATCAGAGTATGAAGATTACATATTAAATAATTTTAATTTTGAAGTGATGTCAGAATATAAAGGAAGTATGTATCCTGTAAAAATGAAGCATGTAATATGCGGTGGCATTTCAAATAGGACAACTGATCAAGCGAAGAAAAATGGATGCCCTTATTGTAATGGTAGTATGTTGTTGCGAGGATTTAATGATTTATCTATTACAAATCCAGAGGTTTACAAGCTATTAACAGACAAAAATGATTGTATATATTTTCCATATTCAAGTAAAGAAACATCGTTTACATGTCCTACTTGTGGTGAAAAATATTTCAAAAAGATTAATTCTGTTGCTAGATATGGATTAAATTGTCCTAAGTGTGATGATGGTTTTTCATTTCCTGAAAAATTCTTTATGTCTGTATTAAAACAAGGGAATATTGAATTTGAAAATCAGAAACAATTTGATTTTATAAAGAAAAAGAAATATGATTTTTACATTTTAAGCAAAAATTGTATTATAGAAACTCATGGAGGACAGCATTATTCTGATACATTCAGATTCAAATCGAAAATAAGGAATGAAAAGAAAAATGATTTACTAAAGCGTCAGGCTGCTATTGAAAATGGTATAGAAAATTATTATGAAATTGATTGTAGTTATTCAACTGTAGATTATATAAAAAATTCTATTATTAATTCAGGTGTTCTTGATTTGTTAGAAATAAATGTAAATAATATTGATTTTGATAAGTGTGCTATTGATGCAAATAATTCTTATGTAAAGCAGACGTGGGAATTATGGAATACTGGAAAATATACAAATACTGAAATTGCAGAAAAATTAAATCTTGCAACAACCACAACGAGTCATTATCTTCGAATGGGTGCAGAATTAGGCGTTTGTAAATATAATGGGCAAGCAGAAAGGAATAAAGCTAGTGCTCATCCAATTATATTAACAAATACTGGTGAAGTATTTGATTTTATGGAAGATGCTATAAAGAAATATGGAAAATTAAATATTTCAGGTTGTTGTCGTGGAGAAATAATTTCAGCAGGTAAAATGCCAGATGGAAACCCTATGATATGGAGATATCTTGAAGATTATGATGAAAATAACGATTACAAATACACCAATGCAATTATAAAGAAAATTGTATGTTTGGAGACTAATGAAACATTTGATAAAATAGCTGACGCTTGTAAATCTTATGGGGTTAGTGATTCTTGTATTAGCTCTAATTTAACTGGTAGAAGTTCGTTTGCTGGTAGAGATAAAATAACTAAAATGCCATTACATTGGATGTATTATAATGAATTTATATCAGCTTCAAAAGAGGATATTAAAAGAAAAATAAATTCAACACCTTTGCAATACTCTTCCATCATATGTTTGAATGATTTAGAGATATTTGAATCTGCTTCCTCTGCATTGGCGCATTGTGGATTGAAAAGTGTAAGCAGTATCACAGATTGTTGTAAAGGTAGGATAAACCACGCTGGCACAGTCAATGGTGAACCATGTAAGTGGATGTATTATAGAAATTATATAAAAGAATTTGGAGAAGTTGCTAAGGTTGCTTAGTAACTTCTTTTTATGTTGGATCAAAAGGAGGTGGTCGTTAATTGACTACAACAAAAGGAATGCAACCTAAATTAACGGCTGCTCAATTAAAGAAAAAAGTAGAAACACAAGAAGAAAAAATAAGATTTCTAAAAGAAGGAGCTTGGTGTTATTTGTGTGATACACATAAAGCCAAGGATAATTTTTATGTTAGTACTGACCCTATGAGCAAAAGTGGTATTACTCCTATTTGCAAAGAATGTGCGAAAAAAATAGCTTTAAGAACAACGAATGGCGTTGATCAAGATCCTACAAAGGAATCTATACAGCTCGCTCTTAGATATTTAAATAAACCTTTTCTTGAGAAAGTGTGGGACTCAAGCATTCAAGAAGTTGAAAATCTTGCATCTGGTAAAGTTAAGTCTAATGTATGGGCAGCTTATATTAGGCAGATTTCAATGCCAAATTACATTGGTCTTACATACTTTGACTCGGATCATTTTGTTAAAGAAAAAAATGAAAATAAATCTATAAAAGAATCCATAACAGAAGAAAAACTTATTGAAACTCATTCTGGGATTGATACATATGATAGTTTCCTTAAAAATAAAAATGATGTTATTAGATTATTAAACTATGATCCTTTTGAAAAAGAAGATCTAGCAGATCAGCCATTTTTATATTCACAACTACTTGGCATCCTTGATTCGAGTGAAGATGCAAATGAAGACATGATGAGGACATCTTCTGCCATTTCTATAGTTCGTGGATTTCTACAACAATCCAAAATAGATGATACTGTTGCCAAATTAATGTGTGATATTTATAATATTGAAAAAAATTCAGCGACAATAAAATCTTTACAAGAAAGTAAAGGCAAAATTACTTCTGTTATCACAAGTCTAGCTCAAGACAGTTGCATCTCATTAAAACATAATAAAAACGCAAAAAAAGGTGAAAATACTTGGACTGGTAAAATCAAAAAAATAAAAGAACTCAATCTTCGAGAAGGAGAAGTTAATGGCTTCGATATGGAAACCTGTAAAGCCATGAGACAAGTCATGGATCTAAGTAATGCTTCCATTATGAAAACTCTTAATTTAGATGAATCAGAATGGTCTGATATGGTTGCCGAACAGAGAAAAATGATTACTGACTTACAGTACAAGTTAGATAAGTATATAGAGATTTCTCGTATTTTATTAAGAGAAAATCTTGATATAAAAGATTATTTAAAAGATAACAATGTATCTCTAAATATGGATTTAGCGAACCTTAATGATTTATATTCTTGCTTCTCCGAACCGGATGACGAACAATCTGAGGGAAAGAATGATACCGAGGAGGTGTCTTCTGATGCGGTTTAAGGATATTGATAATTCGCTAGATTTAATAAAATATGACGATTTGTGTATTCAAGAAGATGTAATCTATGTAAAACCTGGAATCTATGCGATGTCATCAAGAAAAATAGATTCATTGATTAAGATTGCATATTTACAGAAATATTATCAGTGTAATCCAGTACGATTTATTAATGATTTTTTTAATATAGAATTATTAGATGCACAGGCATGGATTGTTCAACAAAGTTGGACATGTCCTAATGTATTACTTGTATGTAGTCGAGGATTTGGTAAATCTACGTTAATTGATATTATTATCATGGCGAAAGATATGTTATTTAATAACTACTGGACATATATAGCTTCTGGTTCAGGTAGCCAGGCTGAACAAACTTTTACAACTTTGGAACGACTTGCAAATGATAATATCGACACAATGATGGGTTCTACTGGATATATATTTAAAGCTGAAATTGAAATTAAAAATGCCGCTGGCGATGGATTTTCTCATGGTAGTAATGGATTCTCATATTCAACTTATAATGGCAGTTTCACTCAAACATTGAATTCAAATGTGGACAAAAAAAGAGGCATGAGGGGAAACGTAATTTTTGATGAGTGCGGTTTTCTATCAGACGAAATGATGTCTGTTTATTCTGCATTTGCAATTGTAAATAAAAGTTTCAAATCCGGAAAAGATAGAGATGGGAATCGTATTGATGAAATAAGATTAAGAGCTATCCCTAAGGAAATACCAAACCAAAAATTCTACATATCTTCTGCTTCTGATACTTCTACGAAATATTATTCTCTATATAGAGAATTCTCTAAAAGAATGCTAATGGGCGATAAAGATTATTTTGTTGCTAATATTACTTGTGAAATTCCTCTTCACCCTACAATCCATGGGCAAGTTATGGCTCCTCTTTTTGAAAAATCTACTATTGATTCTGATATGAAAACAAATCCAGAAAAGGCTAGACGAGAATATTATTGTGAGTTCACAACTGATGCCGGTAGCGATGCTATTATTAGGCGTGGTGTTATTACTAGAAATGAAGAAGTAAGAAAGCCACTTCTTTATAATGATACTGGTGATAAAAAATTCATCATCACGTATGATCCCGCACGAAGTCGCGACAATTCAGTTATTCTTGTTGGAGAATTATATGAATTTGAACAAGTAGATGGAAGTAAAGATATACGTCTACGATTGGTAAATTGTATAAATCTTATTGATGTAGGAAAGAAAATAAAGTCTCCTATGCAAACACCTGACCAAATTGAATATCTGAAGAAAGTTATTCTTGATTATAATGGCGGTGCTGATGCTTATGGAAATATTGTAGGAATATATATAGATGCTGGATCTGGTGGAGGCGGTGTAAACATAGCAGATTATTTAATGCCAGATTGGACTGATGCAGCTGGTATTACACATAGAGGTTTAATAGATAAAGAATATTCGGCAGAATATGTAAAAAAATTTCCAAATGCCGTCGATAAGGTACATCTTATATCTCCTGCCGGATACAAATCTGAAATGTATGAAGCAATGATTGAGTTAATTAATCAAGACAAAATTAGTTTTACTGCTCCATATGACAACAAAGATTATTTAACTGTATTTGATATAGATCAGGAAAAGTTGAATTTAGCCAGAGAAGAAATATCAAAAAAACTTCGAAAAGAAAAGCTAAATGAAAAAGAATTTGAAGCAAAATTAAATGACGAGTTGGGAAAAATTCAATCTGTTAATACAAAAACAATAAAACTTGAATGGATGGATAAACTTGCATTGGCAAATATAGATGCTTTAAAAGAAGAACTTGTAAATATGGTTCGTAAGAAGCGTGATTCTGGAAAGGACTCTTTTGAATTAACACCTGAAAAAGCAAATAAACTTCACGATGATAGAGCATATACGTGCTGCCTTGCTGCTTATGCTACAATGTGTGAACGTAGAAAGTCTATCACACAGAAAAAGCGTACCCAATCTTCCACCGACATATCTAAACTCTTCTCAGTACGAGCACCCAAGAAAGTAACACGATTCTAAAAGAAAGGAGGTATAACACACATTTGAGTAATTCAAAAAATACAAAGGAACCAATTGTTCAAAAGATTTATACAAAAACTGACGAGTCAGGATATACAGTATCTCGTGATCGTGCGCAAAAAATTAGTTTTGCAAAGTTTCAAGAGCTATTGCAGAGAAATGTAGGGAAAACTTTTACAAAAACTTTTACTACATATACAAAAGAATTGCTTCGAAATTATATTAGTTCACCTAATAACAGCCAAGATAATATTAGAGAAATATCACGTTTTTTGTGCAGATATTCAATGCTTTATAAAAAGCTTCTTATGTATTACCCATCAATGCCTCTTTTCTATTACAATATTACGCAATTAAATGACTTTACAAAAGAAATTAACTCAAGTAAATCTATTAAAAATTATCAAAATTTGTTAAAAAATTTTTCCAAATTTGAACTAACTAAAGATTCATATTCTCAAATGTATATGTCATTAAGAGATGGTTTTGCAGTTTGGGAATTATACGATTCAGGTGAAGATGGTAAAGTGTGGATGCCATTAGACGTGCAGTATTGTCGTATATATGGTAAAACACAAGATAATCAATGGATTGTATATTATGATGCAGCATATTTTGATAAAAATGATAACAAAAATTATATTTATGGTGCAAATAATGATGGCATAGGAGCATGGTCTGAACAACATATAAAAGGATATGAAGATTATAAAAATAATGGTAGAGATTACGAGTGGTATAGATTAGATCCAAACACAACCTTCTGCTTAACAGCATGTCCAGATGATGAATTTTATGCCCCTCTTCCATTTTTCTTACCACTTTTTGAGTTGATACTTGATGATATTGATTTACAAGAATTGATTAATAATCGAACAGCTCTTGAAAATTATGTTCTTCTTATAAGCAAAATCCCAACTGTTCCAAATTCAGAAAATGTTGATGACTTTTCATTAAGTCTTGAGCTTGTACAACAAATGCAAGCCTTAATAGATGCTGTCGTGCCAGAATTGGTTGGTACTGCATATAGTCCGATGGATTTAAAAATGATCACATTCCCTAAATCAAACACTACGGAAGCGAATAATGAATTAGCACAGTCTGTTCAGAATATTTTTGCTAATGCTGGTGCATCTCAGCTTGTTATTAGCGGTGGTTCAAGCACGAACTCAGTTGGACTTAAACATGCTATTCAAAATGATATGAGCACATGTTGGATTTTAGTTAATAAAATTGAGTCTTGGTATAATCATTATATTAAAAATGTGATATCTGACGGTTATTCATTTAAGATTCATAAAATCACATGGTATAACCAAGATGAATATCAATCTACAATGAAAGATGCCGCTACTCTAGGTGGATCAGCACTTGATTATCTCACAAGTCTAATGGGGAATCCTTATGAAGCTTATTGTAAATTAACATTTGAGAACGCAATAGGAATCAAAAATTTAATGATCCCTCTTCAGAGTTCATTTACACAATCTAGCAAAAAAGATTCTGGTGGACAGACCAAAAATGATGATGATTTATCTGATAGTGCAATACAAACTAGAGATGGAGAAAAGAATGCTGGCACAGCAGCAAATAATTAATCAAATAAATAGCAATAAGAGGTGATCATATGAAAAACTCAACACAATTCTTATTCACCTCGGATGAGGTAGTAAAAAATAATCTAGTTAAATTAGGATTCACAGAAATTCCTTCTGGTGGATCTTTTTTTATATTTATAAATAACGCAACTTTAAAATTCGATGATACTATCCCAGTTGATAAAATTGGATTTACAAATAAGTTGATGTTTTAATTTACTCCCTCTTTGGGAGAATTTTTGAAGAAGGGAGGAAATATACGATTGAATAAAAAGCTTTTAACTTTAGAAGATCTTTATGGTTTCTACAGTCAGAAGAAAAAGTCAATGAGTTTTAGTGCGGATAAATCCGGTTATAATATCGCAGTTCAAACACATGCTGTATTTGAATTAGAGGATGATTTAACAGAAGGATTATTATACGGAAAAATTAGAGCCTTCCACGATTTGTCTAACAGAAATAATTCTCATATAGAAACAGATGTTCTCGAAGAAAAGATGATGTCTATTAAAGATAGACCTATCATGGCTGATATTATAGAAACATCTGAAGAAGATGAAAATGGAAATCCTATTAAAGATTTTTCTGGACATACGATGTATTATGATGAAAATTTGGACAAGATGATTTATAAGGAAATTCCAGTAGGTCACTTTGTTCATCCTGAAAGTATTCATCTTGAATATGACGAAGAATTTGATAGAAATTTTGTATGTTCTGATGTCGTTGTATATGAGGAATATACTGATACTTGTGAAATTCTGAGAAGACGAAAAACTGTGGATTGTTCTATTGAACTTGTGATTCGAACAATGCATTGGGATAATACAGATAAAACACTTCATCTCGACGATTTTTATGTACAAGGCTGCACTTTGTTAGGAAAAGGTGTACTCCCTGGAATGGCTGGGAGCAAACTGACTCTAAAAGATTTTTCTGAAGAAAACAATTCTTTATTCTCTTCTATTTCAGAAGACGAACACTCTAAATTAATTGAAACTCTGGATAACCTTAATAAAACTTTATCCAGTATCAATATAAATTCCAAAACAATTCTAAACACAACTGAAAAATTTGAGAAAGGAGGAAATGAAAAGGTTAATATGACAAAATTTGAAGAGTTACTTAAGAAATATAACAAGACTGTAGATGATATTACCTTTGAATATAAAGGAATGCCTGATACAGAACTTGAAGAATTATTTACTACTCTTTTTGGTGAAGAAGGAGAAGGCGAGGAACCAGTAGAACCTAAACCAAATGATGAGCCAGAATCCGTAGAGGAACCTGTTACCACAACAGAAGAACCTATTGCAGATGACCCAGAGCCAGATACTGTTGTTACTGAAGAAAAATATTCTAAGACATTTGAATTATCTCACGAAGATATTAGAACGGCATTATATGCTTTACTTGCTCCTATTGAAGAGTCTTTAAATGAATGTTATTGGATTGTAAAAACTACTGATGATTATTTCATCTATCAGTCTGGTTGTAATAATACCTTCTATAAACAAGCATATGTAAAAGAAAATGATGAAGTTAGATTTGAAGGTGAACGTCAGGATGCTTTTGCGGAATTCGTTACAGCAGAAGAAAAGGCTACGTTAGATAATATGAGAGCTAACTACTCTTCTATTTCTGAAAAGCTTGCACAGTATGAAGAAGCAGAACAGATTGCTGATAAGATGACCGTATTTGAAGACGAAGCTTATAAGAATTATCTGGAAACAGATGAGTTTAAGTCTTTGATGGATGTGGAAAATGTAAAGAAATTTACAAAGGAAGAATTAACAGAAAAGGCCGATGCTGCTCTTGGCAAAGTTGTCAAAACAACTAAAACTTTTACTATGAATATTGAGGAGCCTAAAAAGGACGAAAAGAAACCTGCATTCTTAGCATTTGCAAGAACCGAGCAGAATTCTTCTTTCTTAGATGGTCTGCTTAATAATAAAAACAAAGAAACAAAATAACTATTTAACATTTTAGAACGTTTTAGAGACGTTCTTTTTTAATGCAAAAAAATAACAAATAAGGAGGAATTTTCTAATGGTTTATACAAATCTCAAGGCCAAGGAAAGTGACATGCATGGCATGTTTGAGTCTTCTTTAATGTCTGCTACCGACATTGGAAGAATTTTTGATGTAATTGTACGTGATGAAAGCGAAAAAGCTATCGCAGTTGATAATGGTGTACCTGTAAAGGTTGGTGACTATACCGGCAACGGACTTCAGGAAAGATACGCAACTATTGCAAAGGCAACTGATGCTATTGCTGTAATTGGTTCTCCTGCTGAAGTAAAGACCGCTATGACCAATGAACAGGGTCAGGCTTATCACTTTGTAAACGCAGCTGGCAAACCTGCAAAGGCATATCAGGTAAATGATCCTGCTGTATATGAAGAAATTTTTGCTGTAGCAAGTTATCAGTTTACCGACGAGTCCGCTGAAAATGTTAAGGTTGGAAGACTTGTTGTTACTGATGGTAAGGGTATGTATGTTGCACAGGCTGATGGAACTCAGGTTTCTACTCTTACTTCTACCAATGGTTTCATTGGAAGAATTCACAGTGTTTCCGCAGGTACTTATTACACCATGATTCGCATTCAGGTTCTTCAGAACAAGGATATCGCTTAATAGAGGAAGGAGGAATAAATAAATGAGAGAAATTACATATTTTAGTGCAAACGTTATAGCACAGTTTGATAATAAATACGACAATATGCTTGAGTTTAATTCTCTGATGATGGACGCAAGCCATAATGTCTTTAATACAACATATAATAAAGAACAGACTCAGACTATTCTTAGAAATCAGTTTGACAAGATTTTTGGTCTTAACTTCAAGGAAGCAAATTCCATGAAGCGTAGACAGGCATGGCGTGATCATTCCAAGGAAATTGCAACACTTATTGAGGATGTAATCGTTGATAAGATGAATTCTGGTTGGAACGCTGCTAATGCTCGTTTTATGGAGCTTGTAGACGAAAGAAATATCGCAGAAGGTGATGCAAATGAGTTCTTTGTTAATGATAACTCTCTGCTTACTGTATCTAAGTTTGCAGGTAATCATCACAACCTGATCCGTCAGGCAGTTAAGCCTGGTAAGTCTTTCTCCATTGAAACTTCTTTCTATGGTGTAAAGGTATATACTGACTTCGTACTGTTCCAGACTGGTAGAATTGACTTTGCCGCTCTTGTAGATAAGATGTATACCTCTATCGAGCAGAATAGATATGCTGCTCTTTATACTGCATTTATGTCTATGGATGAATCTCTTCCTACTGACATGATCCATGAATGTCCGTTTACTGAGGCTACTAAGTCTGAAATGATTGATCAGATCGAGGCTGTTGCAGCAGCTACCGGCAAGGAGGTAATGCTTGTAGGTACTAGATCTGCTATCCAGAAGCTTCAGAGCACTGTTAATTACAGCATGTTCTCTGATGCAATGAAGGATGAGAGAAACAAGAATGGTATTCTTGGTAACTGGGAGGGATATGAGTGCCTTGCTCTGGCTCGTGTAAATAAAGCTGGTACAAGAGAAAGCGTATTCTCCGCAGACGATCAGAAGAAGATCTTCATCATTCCTATCGACCCTGAGTTCAAGCCTATTAAGCGTGTAAACGAAGGTGATGTTGCTTACTATGAGACCGGTATGGATGGTCTTAAGAAGGATATGACCGTTGACGCAGAGGTTGTATATCAGGAAGGTATTGGTATTGTTATTGATGAACTCTTCGGAGAACTCAAGATTCAGGGCTAATACATAAATATTGTTTAGGGGAGTGCATATGCACTCTCCTATTTTATAAGGAGAAAAAGGATGAAAATTTTTGAATTAGCAAAAGAATTGGATGTAACTCCAAAAGACTTAATTGCTTTTTATAGAAATAATGATTATCAGGTATCTAGTCATATGCAAAATGCCACTGATGATATGATCGATTTTGCCAAGGCACATATGACAGATATTACTAATAAGAAAACTGAAATAGAAAAAAATGAAGATAAAGATGAAAATACAAGTAGTAAAACTTCTTTTGTAGAAGTAAAAGCACCAGTGAAAACATTCAAACCTGATGATGAGATTCCTTGTAAAAGTGTTACGCCTTGGAAATTATCGGCAGTTGGTGTTGATAAAAATACCGTATATCATTGGGAGTATTTCGGTGATATTGAGTATTTAAAGTATCGTGATTTACAGGCACTTCGCAGAACTGAATATATTACTAAGCCAAAAATTCTAATTATGGATGCTGATTTAAGAAATCAGTGGGGACGTGAATTGGGCGACGTATATAAGTATTTTGATGGCATCGAATATCCAGAAGAATATTTTGACAGATCTAATGATGAATTTGAAGAATTGATTAAAAATGCTCCTCATTGGCTTACAGATATTATTAAGGTAACTGCAATGGCTATGATTCGTGCAGAAAATTATCCAGATGTAAAAAAGATCAGAATCATTGATGATACACTTGGTACTTGTATTAAAGATTTCTTATAAGGAGGTATCTTATGCCTTCTCTAAAATACGAATCAATATATAAAAAGGCTTTAACCATGGTTAACGACCTTGAACTGGCAACTTATACAGAAGAGGATTTTTATGATACTCTCTGCGAATGGTTGACCACCACTTCTTCTCTCCCACTTCTTCGCAAGAAATTCAGCTCTTATGTTTTAGATGATGAACTCATGGAATTAAATTTCACACTTACAAATAGTGTAGATGATTTATATGATACAAATTTTGTCAAAACTATTTTGGCGAAAGGCATTATCATCAATTATTTCCCATCTAAATTAGAGAGCACAAAGAATCTTGCAACGATGATTGGTGGTAAGGAAGAGAAAAAGCTTATAGATAATTATTCTAAGAATATGGAAAGGCTTGCCACTTTACAACGTGAGTGGGAACGTGATTTGTCACGACATACATATTACTTTGGTGAGTATGGTGATTCAAATGGATAAGTTTATTACTCATAAGTATGGTGAGTTCAAAGAATCTCAGGTAGATTACTATAAGCAAAAATTACGAAAGAAAATATTTTGGTTGGTGTTATACACTGATCAGAATACAAAAGATGATTTTCAAAATATAGATGTTGTTGAATATCATAAAAACTTATTATCTGAAATTTCTAGTTGTAATCAACTTTTATTATATCCCAAAGACTTTGTAGAAATTGTTAATAGCTTGGAATCTGCTCTTACTGTTTTAGAGTCAGATGAGTTTGATTTTAAGAAGTATAAAAAGCTAGTTTTTGATGCAGGAGCTTTGCTTCAGCGAATGAAAGTTGGTGATAAATAATGTCACTATACGAAAATTATAAAAGACGTATGCAAGTTGATACTTGTTCTACCGGTAAGAACTATCCTACTTTGGGAGAGAAATTAAAAAGTGATTCAGACAGGGTTATGGAATTGACGTGGGATAACGATGTGCAGAGTAAAAAGGCATACATTTACGATTATTGGCACGATGATCATCCAGATATCAAAGATCATATGACTTATGAAAATACGGTTAAGACTTGTATAGATATAAAATTTATAGTGAAATCATATCAGTCCGTAGACAAAGATCAAGTTGATTATTATATTATGTTCAAACCATCTCAAAAAATTGAGTTTACTGAAGACGATGAATTGTTTTATTATGAAAATGATTTTCATAAAAAATATTTAGCCGAATTTCCAATAGGGTTATATATAGATATTCCAGACGATAGAGGAGTTTATCGTAAGTGGTTAATAGTACTTAGCGAGCCAGCCAACCAATTTCCTAAATATTTAGTATTGCCTATAAATTATCGTTTCATGTGGATTGAAAATACAGGAAAAGAACGTGTTAAGCGCAAAATGTGGTCTGTTCTAAAATCGCAGAATTCCTACAATAGCGGACTTTGGACTGATTTACGATTTACGTCACAGGAAAATCAAGATAAGGTTTGGCTGCCAATTAATTCTATTACTGATAAGATTTGGTACACTAACAGTACAGATACAAATATGCGAGTCTTGGTTAGTGCTCCTACTGACAAGGCAATAGCATGGAATATTAGTAAGGTTGAAAATGCTAAACCGTTTGGGATACAAAAACTGACATTATATCAGGATTTCTTTGATCAACATCGAGATTACATCGAAAAAGACAAGAATGGAAATATTATTGGTATGTGGGCAGATTACTATGATTCATCTATTGAGCCTACGGATCCAGATACTCCATCTACCACTCCATCATCTATCACAGCTAAAATCTCTGCTTCTACATCATCCATAAAAGTTGGTGGCAGTTTCAGAACTCTGACGACAAATCTATTTAATGAATCCAATGAAGATATTACATCTGAATATGAAAACAGTCTATTTACATGGACTTGCAATATAGATGGTGAAGACTGGACTGATATAGTCACATGGCGATTTAGCAAAAAGTTTAACCAAACGAAACTAAGCTTCCCTTTAAACAAAGATCAGTTAGGTAAAATCTTGTCTGTAAAATGTACTATTACAAAAGATGATGCAGATCCGATTGAATCAGATTCGCTTCAATTAGAGATTTCAAGTTAGGAGGTGTAATTGCATGGAAGAAAAATTAGTCACAAAAGATGATCTATTAAATAAGCTTCGTGCGTACAGCGATACTCCTGATGATGATAATATCGTATATAAACAAAAAATCAAATATGCTCTTTTATCAAATCCTACACTTTTATATTTACTCCATGAAAAAGATTTAGAAGTTGAATTATTTGATGAAGATGGAAACATAAATTGGGAATTTGATGCTGCAACAGGTAAATATAAACCTTTAGGTGAATGGGATAGATATTTTGGAGGAGAATCTAATATTAGGCCATATTTATTTATTCCAGATACTCAAACAAACGTAAAACATTATATTTGTTATCAGGTTGGATTTGATGAGGTTTCAAGATATGATAACATTCAAAAATATGGCAATATTACGTTCATAATTTTTGTTCATGGTGATGACAGAGATGAGAAATGCAGTGGTCTTGCTAGACACGATCTCATTGCTTCTATTATTCGTGAACGTTTCAATTGGTCTAGTATTTTTGGAATGCAAGCAAGATTAATATCTAACAAAGAAAGCACAACAGATAATAACTATCTTGTTAGAACTCTTGTGTTTCAACTTTATGATATTAATGGCATCACAAATACTCCATATGATGAATCATCTCAGATCGTAAATAACGATTATTGGAGGTAATTTGTATGGAATATAATATGAACGATGAGTTGCAGGTATATCGTGGAAAAGATTATGTAATATCAAAATATATTACCATACATCAGCCTACTTTAAATGAGATATGTGATATGGGTGAATCGAAGTATTATCAAATGGTATATAATATCACGGCAACGCCACAGTCTATGAAAGCTCAGTTGTGGAAAATGGGGATTGATTATACCGAAATCACTCCGTATATGTTGTTCTATATTATGTTGTATCGTGTTTATTCAAAAGAATTCACTTCTATTTTGTTTGGAGATTTAGACTTTCAAAAGTTTAAATTATTAAAACGTTTAGATAACGAATCAATATATCTTAGTCAATATATAAATGGCGAAGAAGTAATAATAGATGAATATACATACACATTAATTATGGATTATCTCAGAAAAGTTCATTTTATCGAAAAAGATGAAAGAATGCCTGCGAACAACACTACAAAGATGATACTTATAGAAGATGCGTTGGATGAATTGAAAGCGAATGAAAACAAAGAGTATCATTCATTATTAACTAATTTAATATCTGCACTGGTTAACAGTGAAGGTTTTAAATATAATCATTCCCAAGTATGGGAAATGAAAATAAATGCATTCATGGATTCCGTAAAGAGAATTTCAAAGATTAAGAATGCTGAACTGCTATTGCAGTCTGGTTATTCCGGTTTTGGAATCAACCTAAAAGAAATAGATAAAAAACAATTAGATTGGCTAGGAGAACTCAGTTAATGAGTTCTTTTTTATTGCCTAAATTTGAAAGGAGAAAATATTATGGCTTTTAATCCTAATGAGCTGGTTCTGGAAAGAATTCGTTCTGTTGAAGAGTATGATCCTGAAACTAAAGAGCTGACAGGTAGATATACTCAGGTTGAGGATCCCAGTCTTAAGACAAGTGCGGAGGGTGCAGATGTAACTGATGCTATGGGTACTCCTATTATGACATTCTATAATGCTCAGACTGGTACTTTTGACTTCACTAACTCTATCTTCTCTCTCGATCTTGCTGCTTCTCAGTTTGGTACAACCAAGAAAGTAGCATCTGCTGAAGATAAGATTGTTACGCCTGTATCAGAGACTCTGACAATCGGTGCTGATCATACTGTAGTTCTGAAGTATGTTCCTGTAGGTACTACTGGTGCAGAAGTTAAGTATGTAAAGGTTATCAATGATGATAATACTTTCGGTAAGACTTATGAAGTATCTGCTGTTGCAGGTGAAGGTAAGTTTACTCTTGATGCAGCTACAAAGAAGATCACTCTTCCTGATGATGTAACTGGTAGAGTATTCGTAAATTATGAAAGAGAAGCTGAAAATGCAGTTAAGGTTACTAAGACCACTGATAGTGTTCCTGCTGTTAAGTCTCTGCTTATTCATGCAATCTTCCATAATCCTTGTAACAAGAACATTGTTTATGCTGGATATATCTCTTGTCCTAGAGCACAGATTGATCCTTCCAGTGTTGAACTGAATCTGACCGCCGAAGGCAAACATGCAGCTTCTTATATTCTTCAGAAGCCTTATTGCGATACTGAAGCGAAACTGTTTGACATTATTGTTACTCAGGACTAATTGAATAAATAGTAAGAGGGGAGCATATTACTCTCCTCTTATTTTTGATGGGAAGGAAAGTACAATGAGCGAACCTTTAAATGGTGTTTGTGATATCTGTGGCAAAAGATATTCTGTTTGTAAAACATGCCAAACCGTTAAAACTTTTAAACCATGGAGAACTATAACAGACACTCTTGAACATTATAAAATTTTCATTGCTCTTTCTGAATATACGAGAACAAAAAATAAGGAAGAAGCAAAAGAACAATTAAGTCATTGCGACTTATCTGATTTGGAGAGTTTTCCAGATCGAATCAAAAATGTAATAAAAGAAATTACCATAGAACCTAAAATGGAAGTTGTCGAAAAAGCAGAAGAAATTCAGGTTGAACAAAAAAATGTAAAAATGAAATATGCTTCTAAGAAGCGTGGAAACATTAAAGATGAAAATATTGAATAGTAAGTTATTTTTTGTAGATAGATCGTAGGCTACACATTAATTACTATTCAGTATTTTTTTGTGTAGCCTATTTTTTACGATTTTGGGAATGAAAGGAATGATCAGTTATTAAAGAATATAGTGAAGTTTTTGACAGGAGTGTTAATGGGTATGAAGTAGATGACGTGCGGTTTATTCCGAATATGGCACAAAACTTTATGTATCTAAACTCTCCTCTTTCAAAAGGGCAGCTTGTAGATGTAATACCTGGACAAAACAAACGTGTTGTTTTTGTTTGGAAGAAATCAAAGGAAATGACAGAATTGTACAAACAATGGTGTGCCGCATCTGAACAAGAGAAAGGAGTTTAATGGCATTTATAGATGAAATTGCAGCTTATGTTATTAAGTATGCTCCACAATACGGAATTAAGGTATATTCTCCTATTATTGCTCAGTCAATTTTGGAATCGGCTAGTGGAACTTCTGAATTGGCTAAAAATGCTCATAATTATTTTGGATTAAAATATAGAGCCAACAGATGTCCTAGTGCATCTGGCACGTATATTAAAGTTGGTTCTGAGCAGTCAGCGAATGGTAAATATACTTCTTCTACTATGACATGGTTTAAGTTCAAAAATATGGAATCTGGTGTGAAAGGTTATTTTGAATTTATTAGCATTTCTAATTATTCAAATCTAAAAGGAATCACGGATCCAAAGAAATATCTCAAGACAATCAAATCTGATGGATATTGTACAAGTCTGAATTATGTCAGTAACGTGATGAACGTTATCAAAAAATATAATCTCACAAAATATGATAAACAATCAAATATTATTGAATCACTTGGAGGTGATAAAATGGTTATTAACGTACACGGAGGTCACAATCCAAAAGGGAAAGTGGCATGTGGTGCCGTAGGCTTACTTAACGAATCTGAACAGGATAGAATTATTAAGGATAAGGTAATTTCTTTACTAAGATCTAAAGGACATACTGTATATGATTGTACTGTGGATAATGGAATTAGTCAGAATGATGTTCTAAGGAAAATTGTTGCAAAATGTAATGCACATAAGGCAAATCTTGATGTATCTATTCATTTCAACGCCGGTGCTAAAGATCAAAGAGGTAACGGTAGAACTACAGGTTCTGAAGTATGGATTTATAAAAATACGTCTACTGCCAAACCGGTAGCACAGCGAATTGTGAATAATTTAGCATCTATCGGTTTTGCTAATCGTGGAGTAAAAGCAAGTACTGGATTATATTTCTTAAGAAAAGCCGCTGCTCCTGCACTATTAGTTGAAGTATGCTTCGTAGATGATCGTGATGATTACAATGTGTATATGGCAAATGTAGATAAAGTAGCAAAAGCTATTGCTGAAGGAATTCTTGGAACAACCATTAACACTACTTCTAGTACTACAACAACTACTCCTGCTACAAAACCTTCCACATCAACAACGACTTCTTCTAAATATGTCTACAATGGTCTGGACTATTCTTTAGTTTTCAATCCCACTTATTATGCTAATAAATATGCAGATTTGAAGAAAGCTTTTGGAACTAACGCAACGGCACTTTGGAATCATTTTAAGCAGAATGGTATGAAAGAAGGACGTAAAGCAAGTGCTAATTTCGATGTAAAAGTATATAAGAATACTTATGCAGATTTGAGAGCTGCATTTGGAGAAAATCTTCCACTCTACTACAAGCATTACATTGAGCATGGCAAAAAGGAAGGAAGAAAGGCGGTCTAAATGAAGAAGCCATTTTCAAAGAAACTATTAATTATTGATTATGTTATCGCTGTTGTATTGATTATGGGATATATAGTATGCGTTGCATTAAATGGTCTCTATGAGATGCAGTACATATCTAATATCTTAGTAAACGGTTATGATTCAGGCTATCTTACTACTGTCCAGCTTTTCAATTTAGATGGCTTTGGTGTTTTGCTTGGAATTTGGATCGCACAGTTAGGAATTTCTAGTGGTGCGTATTATATGCTGATTAAATCCGAACACAAAATTCAGCTACCTATGCAGATGATTAATGAGTTGCCAGATGATGTAAAAGAACAGGTGGATATGAACGAGTTAATCACTACCGTATTAACAACAACTGATAACTAGAAAGGGGAATCCTATGAGTGATAATATGTTTAAATTTATTATGACATTAGTTCCTGTGTTTGGAGCTATTATCACCTATTTCGTAATTCCTTATATCAAGTCTAAAGTATCTCAGACTCAGATGGAAGAAATTATTAAATGGGTAACTAAAGCTGTTGAAGCTGCTGAAGTATTATTTGATGTGCCAAAGTCTGGCGAGGAAAAAAGGGAATACGTTATCAAGTTCATTGATAAGATGTTCAATTCAAAGAAAGAGGTTATCACAGAAGAACAGATTCGTATTCTTTTGGAAGCTGCGTGGAAGCAGATGCAGGATAACACTCAGACCAAGTAAGAAAGGTTGGGTGTTCATGTATGGGAACTATAGAAGGATTTTTCAATACTGATTGGAAAATGTTTGCCATCACACTTTTTGCTGTACTTTTAGGCTTTCAAGCGATTGTTAAAGTAGTATCTTGGTTTCTTTTCGATTTTCTGGGAATTGAAACGAAATCAATGAGGCAAAAACGTGAAGAACATAATCTTGTTATGTCTACTGCTAATGGTCTGAAAGAGTTGACAGAAACGCATAAGAAAGATATTCAAAAAATCAATGAGGATAATCTTAAACACTATCAAGAGTCATGTGAAATACGAAATAATTTGGCGAAAAGCATTGAAAATATTTCGGATAAAATTGACCAGATGAAAAATGATACGGATAAGCGTTTCAAAGAAAATGAAGCAAAAGAAAATAAACGTGTTCAAGCTGAGTTAAAAGATAGGATTTCTCAATCTTATCGTTGCTATCATATTAAAAGCCAAATAAACAAAATGGAGCTTGAATCACTTGAAGGATTGATTGCTTCATATGAAAGCTATGGCGGATTAAATTCATTTGTTCACTCTGTTGTACAAAAAGAAATGTACACATGGGAAGTAATAGATGATTAAATAATACCGCAAAATCAATAAAGGAAAGAGTGATTTCGTAAGGAATCACTCTTCTATTTTGGAGGAATAATGGGAAATATTTTATATCTTACTTCTCCTCTTCCACCATCGGTTAACCATTATTTAGCATACAGAGTTATTATTAAAAATAAAAAACCTATGGCAATGAGCTATAAAACTCAAGAGGCTATAAAATACCAAAAAAGTTTTATGCAATATGTGAAAGATGAAGTAAAAAAACAGGATTATGATCTTATACCAAATAAAACTAGACACTTTTATATAGATGCAGTTTTTTATTTTGACAGGACAGATCGAGATCCAAATAATTATTTTAAATGTATGTTAGATGCTATTACAGATACCGGTTTAATATGGGTGGATGATAATGTAACATGCGAACGTGTTCAAAGAATTTATTATGATTCTATAAGTCCACGTATAGAATTAAAAATCTATCCCGTAGAATATATTGGTATTTTCGATAATGCATCTCAGTTAGAAAACTTTGAAACTAACTGCATCGGTTGTACAAGATACAAACGAAATTGTAGCATTTTAAACAAGGCTAAAGAAGGACGTATACAGTCTGAAATTACAGATTTTGTATGTTCTACAAGGAAATAAAATGTACTCAGAAGAAATAGATGCTTTGCTTAAACAACGTAACTTCCATATAACCCCTGATACATATATGGAAATTTGTTACTATTCTCCTCAGATCAGTCGAATCAAATATACTCCATTTGATAATGGATATTTTGAGATTTGGACTAATGATGGATATTATTGGAAATTCTTCATGATGCATTAAATTTTAGTATAACATATCTATATTCATCCATGGTTTATTTTACCTGCCGTAATATTGTATAAAACAATTATATTAGTAAATCTTAAGGTATATGGAAAATAGGTTATGGTATTATAGAAACGAAAGAAATATGACATTAAAGGAATTATCACGCAAAACCGGCATAACGGTTACTGCTTTAAATAAAATCGAAAATGGTAATACTAATGATATAATGCTTAGTAATGCTGTAATACTTTCCAAAGTGCTTAAGGTTGATTTGTATGAATTGTTTTGTATAAAATAATATTATGGGCTGAAATGGAGGTATTATTATGGAGAATTTATTTTTCAAGGTTGTATGTGTTGACGAATCAGATCCTTTTGAGTATAAGGTTCTTGAAGAGGCAAATAGGGGTAGTCTTAAAGAGGTTCATGATTTTGTAAACGAACGCTTGGAACAGCATGAGGGCGCAAAATGGTTGTTAATACCTTTCAGTTGTAAAGCAAAATAGCATAACAATTATTACAAGAGTCAGGTTATCCTGGCTCTTTTTGTATGGAGAGAAAAGGAGAAAACATAATGAAAATTTTAGAATTTTGTGAAAGATATAATAATACTACCGATCAGTTAAAGTATAGTTTTATTAATGAAAATTTGAAAATTAAGCCTTATACTTCTATCATTGAAAAAGATGGGTATGCACAGGCTATTTTAAATAAATCTATGTATGATCAGGAAGAATATACGGATGAAGAAGGTAATAAGAGACTTCGTAAAACTGATAGAATCAAGGTAAATTCTGTTGTTCAGTATGTTCAGTTTTGTCGTTTTATTATTACTAATTATACAAATTTGGAAATTGAAGACGGAAGTTTTATTAAGGATTATGACGCTTTAAAATCTTCCGGCCTATTAGATATATTAATTATTGGAGACAAGGATACCCCTCCACTGATTCCAGCAAATGAGATTGCTGAGTTTAGATCTATTTTGGATATGAAGGCAAAGGACATATTAACAAATGAATATGAGCCTCATGCATTTATTTCTAATCAGATTGAGCGATTTGCTATGCTGTCTAACGTAACTTTGAACCCTATTATTGAAGCCGTTGGTGAAAAGATTGGAAGTATGCCAAAGGAAACAGTTGATAAGATTATTGATTTTGTTAAGAAGGGTGAGTTCAAAGAGGTGTAAGGTATGAATACATATGCTACAAAAATGTATATTTATGGGAAAGATATATATGAACACTTGTCTCCATCTGATAAAATCAGATTTGAAAAAGCTCATATATGTGATGTTAAATATGATTTTGATAATGACTTAGTAACCATATCAGCAATTTGCATGGAAAGAAAACAATATGATTTGGACAAGTATATGGAATTATATGATTTAGAAAAGAAATCATGTAATGCTGAATAATGAAATTCAAATTTCGAAAGAAATTATAATTAGTGAAACAATATATAAATAGAGAAATAGCATCGTATTTCTACGATGCTACCCCTCTTCTGACATGTCCTCCTCGTGGTATCATGTTACACTCACTGGATCATGTTATGCAATTAGTCGGATTGCATTTCAAGATAAGAATGTAATGTAATGGACGACATATATAATTTGCTCTTCATTAATTATAACACTTGCGAAATATCTGTCAAGCAAATACTTTCTCTACTTGCGTTATTATATCTCAAGAACTTGTAAATATAGGGTTTGTATTATAGGTTTGTGTAGCAGAAGGTGACTGGTCTTCTACCGTTCTATCTAATTCATAAATACAAGTAGATACTCATATCTGTGGTGCTTATGTTACGTAGTTATTTCTTTTTGTTGTCTCTGTAGACTGTATATACAAGTCCTGCGACTGCAACACAGGCAGAAACAATAGAGCAAATTAATTCCATTACTACAGGCTTCCTTATCTACCTATATTTACCACAGATATAGAGATTGTAACATAATTGCAGGAAATTATCAATCAGGCTTCATAGGTGTCACAACTTATGGAGCTTTTATTATGGGGAGTTTGGTACTCTCCTATTTTAGTGTGGAAATAGTTAAATTGTAGTAGAAATCTTGGAGGTTGAAAATAGATGGCAATAAGAGCTACTGGATTAAAAATAAATGACAAAGAACTGCAAAAATTCGCAGATAGAATAACTGAAAAATATGTTGATAGATATATTTCTGCCGGTAATAAAGCTCAGAAAGAAATCAGACAACAATCTACTATTGAATGGTTTGTAAATGGACATGATACAATGCTTGATTCATTAGAATTTGAACATAAGTTGGTTCAAAAAAATGGATTTGCCACTATCTATTTCACTTCTTATGTAAATATGGTAAAATTCGATACTTTAGCTAGAATAAATGATCCGTCTATTTATAGATGGAGGGCGAAATATAATGTTTCTATTGATCCTACTGATTTTTTAATCAACTTGCAATGGAATCAAGGAATTCACGGATTACCTCAAATATGGCATCATCCAAACTATAGATTTGGTCAATCATATTCTAGTGGTGCTAATACATGGACAAACCCGTATTTTAATCAGAGTGATTCCATGGAATCTTTTACTCGTAGGAATTTTGAATCCAAGTGGGAATCTACTGTTAATAAATATTTAAAAAAATAAGATGAGGAGGAATTTAAATGCCAAATAATGTTGCTGCTTCAATGACAGCGAGTATCGTAATAGATAAAAGTGATTTATTAGCGCAGATATTAAAAGGACTGTCTGAAGGTCAGAAAGAATTAGAGAATAATAAATTGGAGATGTATTTTGATTTCTCCGATTCTAAAAATAAAGCAGAGTTTGAAAAAACTTTGCAGAAATATAAAAAACAGCTTGCTTCCAATGATTTTGTTGTAAAGATCGAAAACGAAGGAATTGAGGAAACTGTTAAAAGCTTAGATAAGTTGCTTGAAGTGGTCAAGTCTATTGCTTCTGGTAAAGGATTCGGAACTGGTAACGGAAATGGCAATGGTATCGGAAATTCTATTGTAGATGAAAATCAGTTAAAAACAGTGATTGATTTATTCACAAAGATGGAATCTAATCTTGCTTCTATCAAGAAGATTTTTGTTGATGTTGGTGATGGTGAAGAGTTCAGTCCTCTTTTTTCTATGATCAATAAGATTAATTCTTCTATTTCTGAATTAAGTTCTAGTGTAAAAGGTATTGGACTTAACATGAATATTGATGTAGGCTCCGATACAGAGTTAGAAGCAAAGATACAGAGTAAAATGTCCAATGCTCTACAAGCATATCAGAGATTATTTGAGCATATCAAAATGTCTGGTGTTGGCGGTTCAATGGTTAACACAAATTTCTTTGAATTCGATATTAATCAGTTTGATACTATGATGGCCAAAATTCAGGCTTATCGTAAATTTATTGAAAATATGCGAAATCAAGTCAAGTCCGAGTTTGGTGGAAAAGATCTTTTATACACAGAAACAGATAAGAAATATTGGACTTCTGCTGCATCGGCAATGGGACAACTTACTAAGGCTCAGAATGAAATGAATAAGTCTGCCGATGCGAATCCATTGGATGATTTGTTTGGCAAGACTGATCTCACAGGCGTTATTGAGCAATTAAATCTTATTGTATCTAAGCTTGACGAAATTTCTGTGGCAGCTACTAAGTTCTCAGAAACATTTAGTCATGGATTGAATGTAACTACTTCTGTTGAAGAGGTGGCAAAACTTACCGAAAAGGTTAAAGAGCTTGAGACAGAATTAGCGAAAGAAAAGTCTGTTTCTACCGGCTCTGACGATTATAGCACCAAACAAAGTAAAGAGCAAGCGAAAGCAGCCAATGAAGCAATTAAAAGAATTGATGCGTTAAATAATTCTATTACTACTCTCAATAATATCCATGTTCTTCCAGAATTATCTTCTCAGTTTTCAAAACTAAAAAAAGATGTTGATAATCTAAATGCAAAACTTCAAAATGATGAAATAGGTATTGAAGAATATAAAAAGTCATTTAATACTTTAGTTTCAGACTATATGAAGTTGAATGATATTCAACAGCGACGTGATGTTGAGACATACAATGAAAATGCAAAACGTGCACTTCAGGAAGAAAAAGAACAGGCGAAAGCATTAGAAGCCGAATGGAAAAATAATGCCGACGCTATTGAGAAGTATGAGAATGCTGTAATTAAGTTAAATAATCTAAAAGCATCTGATAAAGGCACTGGTAAAAAGAATAACGAAATTCAGGAGCAACAGAAGGTTGTTGGCAGATTAAAGCAAAATGCCGATGAAGCCAAAGACAAACTTGTTGAGTTATTTAATATTGATGTAAATAATCCTGATGTAAGTAAATGGAATGAATTCGTTGAATTATTGAAAAAAAGTGGGTTGGAGACTGATGAAGTGGCACAGTCCTTTGCAAAACTCAATGATTCAATTAAGAATGCAAAAGATTCCGTAGTCAATTCTATACAATCTGATATTGATGGATATAATATTAAACTGAAAAATCTATCAGCTACTCCTGCCGATTTCAATCAAAGCGAAAAATATAAAGCAAATCTTGCAGAACTCAAAAAACAAATTTCTGAATTTGAAACATTTAGAGATCAAATAGCTTCTAAGGATACAATCTCAGAAAAAGATCTCCAAAGTATAAATGAATATAAGATGAAGATTGAAGATGCAACTCGTGCTATTACTTCAATGACAGCGGCTGAAAAAGGATCTACTTCCTTATCAAGAGACAAGCTATATAACAAAATTGGCGATTACATGAAGAAAAACTCTGGCTTATCTAAACAGTTCAGAGCAGAACTTCAGAAACTACAAAAACAGTTAACGATGCGTGGTGCAAATGCCAATGTATCTGATTTGACTGATGAGTTTTTGAAACTTCAGATCCGCATTCGTGAAGCCGGTGAAGAAGGTAAGAAATTCTGGGATGTTGTTAAGGAAAAAGCTTGGTATGGTGCTGCAAGCCAGATCGGAATGGCTTTTGGTGTTAATGACATTATAAGATATGGACAAAATGCAATTAATGTCGTAAGAGAACTTGATACTGCATATACAGAAATGCGAAAAGTATCAGATGAGACTGAGCAGAGCTTAAAAAATTATCAGAAGACCACTTTTGATACTGCCGATGCGGTAGGCACTACTGCTATGCAAATTCAGAATTCAACAGCTGATTTCATGAGACTTGGTGAAGCCATGGATGATGCGGCAGAGTCTGCTCGTACTGCAAATATTCTATTTAATGTATCTGAGTTTGACAATATCAAAGATGCTACTTCCTCCTTAATTTCTATGCAACAGGCGTATAAAGACTTAGATAAAATAACTATCGTTGATAAACTTAATGAGGTCGGTAACAATTATGCAATATCAACAGATGAATTAGCATCTGCGCTTCAGAGATCAGCAGCTACTCTTTCCCTTATGGGCAATACAATTGATGAAGCTGCAAGTTTGGTAACAACTGCCAATGCTACAATTCAGGATGCCGATTCCGTAGCAGCAGGCCTTCGCACAATTTCTCTTCGTCTGGTTGGAACTTCTGAAGCCGAGGAAGAATTATCTGCCATGAATGAAGAAGTCGATGCTTTTGTCAAGGCAACGAATTCTAAAAAGCAACAAATCATCAAAGATTATACGGCCGTAGCTTCTAATAATTATCAAGGTTTTGATATTCTTGATAATAATGGAAATTATAAAAATACCTATGAGATAAACAAAATGTCTCCATATAATGAAAATTATATGCTTTGTGCTTAAACAATTTAAAGCACACTGATAATAACTATATCGGTTAAAGGCTTATGGAAAGTTAAGACCGAGCAAAGACTTAATTTATATTAAAAAAAATAAGGAAATGAAAAGAATGAAACAATCAAAATTATTTCCTTGCTACTCTATTCCACTTCGAGATTTTTTAACATCTCATGGAGTCAGATACGAGTTAGTAGGGTTGCATCCAGAAACACATAAAATGTTTTGGGTTTATATAAAAGACGAAAAACTAAATACTTTAACGTCAGAGTGGTCAAAAAACTGACCGCTCTTTTTATTGCAAATTTTTAATTGGAAGTGAGGAATTTTATATGCGTAAGAATACAAAATCTTTTTATGCTTGGTGTTCTGAAAACAACAAAAATTATTGTGATTATTGGGATTATGATTTAAATAAAATATCTCCAAATGATGTTAGTTATAGCACTAAAGATAAATATTATTTTAAATGTGTTAATGGACATGAGAGTTTTTTAAAAGGAATGAATAATTTAGTTAATTCAAAAGATTTAATATGTCCAATATGTAACTCATTTTATACATGGTGTATGAACAATAACAGAAATGATCTTATAGAAGCTTGGGATGATAATAAAGATATAAAATATATATCTAAATGTTCAGGTAAAAAAGTATGGTTTAAAATTCAATGCGAAAGAATAGAAATGCGCATAGGAGACATTGTTAATCTCAACAAAGGATGTGATCCAATAAAGAAATATTATAATTCAATTGGATATTATTTAATTTCAAATTATGGAGAAGAAGCTATAGAAAAATATTGGTCTAATAAAAATGTCATTTCGCCATTTATATTAGATAAAGGATCTTCCAAAAAGATATGGATAAAATGCCAAGAAAAAGAGTATCACAATGACTATCAATTGCCAGCGTATTCTTTTATTTATGGATGCAGATGTCCTATGTGTGCCTCAAAAATAATTCATCCGAAAGATTCATTTGCACAATATAACATAGATAGATTTGGAGATGATTGGCTTGAAAAGTGTTGGTGTGATGATAATAAAGTAGATCCATTTTCTATTTCGATTTACAAGAATAAATTAAAAATTCATTTAAAATGTAAAAATGTTAATTATCACGATTTCTATACAACACCTGCAACTTTTGATACACATGAGGCATTTTGCCCTTATTGTGGGGTCGGTGGAATTCATCAAAGAACCCATAAGAATGATAGTTTTGGTGCTCGTCATCCAGAAGTATTAAAATTATGGTCTGATAAAAATGACAAAACTCCATTTGAATATTCTGAGTATTCTCATAAAAAAGTATGGTTTAAATGTGATAATAATATACATGCTGACTATGAACGTTATGTATCTGATTATAGCGTTGGGCATCGGTTATGTCCAAAATGTATGGCTTCTAATAGAGAATCAAGCTTTGAAAAATCTGTTAGAGAATATATTGAAAATGATTTAAAATATACTGTATTAACCGAGCGAGATTGCAATTGTTTACCAATAAATCCATATACAAATATGCCACTACCATTTGATAATGAAATTGTAGAAAAGAAAGCCATTGTAGAAGTACATGGCATACAACATTATGAAGAAACCGGATGGCATATTACACAAGCAAAAATATCTGGAAGAACACCAATAGAAGAATTTGAGTATCAAAAATGGAAGGATAAATTTAAAAAAGATTATGCTATTCAACAAGGTTATATATACATAGAAATTCCTTATTGGACGATTATGGATAATAGTTTTAAAGAAATAATTATAAATAATATAAATTAAGAATGCGTAGAGACTGCGGGATATGTATGGCAACATATATATTGAAGTTGTTACATTCTTCTATTATAGAAAATGTTAATATTCAGTCCGAACTCACACAATAATCCAAATTTAAAGAAATGTGAGAATACGCCAGAAATGACGTATCGCCATAAAATAATATTTTATGGTCAGTAACCAGATGTGGTGAAAGTAACAGATTTGATTATTAGGTATTGCAAAAGTTTATAAAGAAATCCAGGAACAAGATAAGAAGCTTGGCACAAACCATGCAACGGCTTTAATTGAAGAATTAGCCGGTAAGAACAGATCAAATATTGCATCTGCTATTCTCCAGGATCCTGATCAGCTTGAAGCTGTTCGTAAATCATCTGAAGAAGCCTTCGGATCTGCTGAAAAAGAGCTTGATAAATATCTCGATAGTATTGATGGTCGTTTACAACAGCTCACTAATAAAGCACAGGAACTTGCTTCTGTGGCTATTGACGATGATTTAATTAAGAACGGAATTACTTTAGCAACAAAATTTTTAGATTTAGTCACTAATATAGTTGATAAAATGGGATTGATTCCTACATTAGTAACTGGTATTGGTGCAGCACTCTCCTTAAAAAATGTCGGTAGGGACATAATGTACTCCCTCTTTGAATATGCCGACAACATACATAATTTACTCTGGATACAGAGATTTAGAGTATGTTATTCGTGAAGTACACGATGATAAATAAATAACAGAGACAATAATCGGGAACTGCGTACAACGGTCTGGTAATGCAGACGTATCACCACTCTCCTATTATGGCGACATAACTAGGATCGTAACAGCGTGACGCTCAATGAATCCGATGGGATAGATCTCTATGAGATAAGCCCCAACTGTAGCGACAACTCTCATATCAAGTTATATGCAACGATGCTTGGTAAATATGCGCTCGGTACTACTGACATAACAGGGTGATCTGTGATGGATCATATAAATGCAGAAACTTATCTTCTGTTGTTTGAACCAACTCTCCGTGGTTGATAAGATGGAGAATAATAAAATGAGGACAGCTTGCGACTGCCCTCAAATGGAGAAAAAAGGAAATAAATTATGAATACAAGCAAATAGAATTATTGATGCAGATTTATATTAATGTCTTTGGACATCATTTTCGCAAGTGCTTTTACTTTTTCATTACTGAGATTTTTGCTTTTGTGTGCGACATAGCATTTTCCAATAATATTTATAGTATAGCAAAATGCATAAAATAATGATCCACAACCTAAAAGTGTTATTAACACTTCCATTCTACCCTCCCTTCTTTGTAGTATTTCTTAAAGTCAGGGAAATTGTATTGCTCAGAACGAGCAGAATTTATTTCCGAAAAGTCGTACCAAACTACAACTTGGTACTTCGTATGGCATGTAATACCAGGCATTTGTCGTGCAACGAATCGAGATACGATGGCTCAATCACAATATGCTTGGTATTATTATACTATTGCTTCTTTATATACGAAAGGCAGAACATTCATTCGTATAATTACAAAATCTCAATTTCATGGTGATTTTTATTCAATATAGTGTAGTTGTTTCAATATAAATGTCTATATATTGTATGTAAGTTTTTAAAATAGTTATTGAAATTTGATTTACAATGGTTTATACTTATACATGAAAGGTTATTGCCGTATTTCAATGCGGTGATTCATTTCTTATTTAATAATAAAACAGAAAAGTAATCGTTAGGGAGAATACGATTACTTTTTTGTTGCGATAATATTTTCTGTCGAATAAAAAAGATGAAAATTTTGCAAAAGCGGAAGAGTTGTCCCTTTACAATTTTTCCAAAATATGTTACTTTCAAATTATCAAAATTTTTCAATTTTTGAAGGAGGTAACATAATGGATTACACATGTAAAACGAGATCTCTTCAGTCACTTGTAAAAGACATGAATAAAGGAGCTATTACACTCTCTCACAAGTTACAGCGACCAGAGGGACAGTGGAATAAAAAACAGAAGACAGACTTGATCGATTCATTGCTCCGTAGATATCCTATTAACCCCACATACGGGATTGTACAAAATGATAACACATTAGCAATTATTGATGGTGTACAACGTCTTTCTACTATTAGAGATTTTATTGGAAATAAGTTCTCGCTTTCTAAGGATATGGAACCTATTATTGTTAATGGAGAAGAAAAGAACTTAGCTGGACTAAAATTCACAAAATTAGATGAGGATGTTCAGAGCGAAATTCTTAATGCAGAATTAGAGGTATATAGAATGTCTGATTGTACTGAAAAAGATGTTCGTGAAATCTTCCGCAGACAAAATGCCGGTAAACCTTTATCTGCAAGACATATGCGTGTAGTAAATGAATCTGATGTATTAAATAGTGAAATTGGAAATCTCGTTGATCACGCATTTATGGATAAAGTTCTTACTCCTACTATGCGTAAGAATGGATCCGATAGAGATATTATAATTCAGACATTGATGCTGATTTCAACGAATCAGGAGAATGACTATACATCATTCAGATCCAAGGATATAAATGCATTCGTTGCTGATCATGGTGATGAGAGTATTGAAAAGATCACTACTCTTACGGAAGCTCTCGACAGATTGAATGAGTCGTTCGAAGAAGAAAAATTAAAAGTTCCTTCTACTTCTCTTCCTATGATTCTCTATAGCGCATATAGAATCACTAAGGATAAAAAATCATTCAGTCGTCTCGTAGAAGAAATTAGAGCATTCCTTGATGGTTATGATGCTAATGATTATTACAAGCAGTTCCTTCAGTCTGGCACTTCTAACCAGGAAAACGTTCGTGGAAGATTTGACTACTGGCGTGAAACTGTAAAGAGAATTGGTTAGTTCTATCAACTAATTTAATCTAATAAACTTCACACAAAGAAATAGGAGAAAGGTTCCCAAGCCTCTCTCCTATTTTAATATATAGAAATACCCCTTCACTCTTCAATTATATAATACTTTGAAGTTGTGAAGCAATGAAATATCATCGACAAATGATGACAAGAAAGGACGGAATAACAAAAATATGGATTAAAAAGGAGAAGTTATATGGATTATAAAGAATTAAAAGATGGTAAATATTTATTAACACTAAACATTGGTAAAAATAAAAATATTATTGATTGTATAACTGGTAAAATTTTATATTCTCACGGTAAAAAATATATTTTAACTGTAAATAATGGAATTTGTTCTATATTAGATGATTTCCATAAAGAAGCACAAGTTAGCTATAATTTCCCACTCTTGGAATGGTTTAATGTTAATAAATTATATTAAAATAATAAGGCTATTACTTTTGTAATAGCCTTACGAATCCAGTTATAATCCTAAAAATTCTTTTCCCTTCATAGATAATTCGATTTTTGCTTTTTCTTCTGAAGTGGATATAGTTGCAAACGAGGTATCTCCATTCATCAGATCATAAATGATAACTTTATTTTTTATGTAGCCTCTGTCTATTGCTTCTGCTATTGATTCACAAATATTAAGAAACTCTTCTTCTGGAATTGTTCCTTTTATTTTATTGAGCCAATCAAAATCAGATACAAATAATGGTAAATTCTTTTTTATTGCTTTATCTAATTCTTCTTCGGTTCCAATAAATTTCGATCCTTTTCTCATTTTATACATTCCTCCTTTGTGTATCACACAATTTGATAGGAATATTTTACCACTAAGTCGGAGCTAAATACAGTCGGAACGTATGTTTACAATCTATTGATATCCATCATCATTTTTATTGCAGAAAAAATGACCAAATTCTTTTCATTGTCAGTAAGTGTTTTAATATAATCCTTTAATTCTTCGTCATTCATATTTCTCATTGCTAATACTTTATCGGTTAGATTTGACACTGGCGATATCTCCTTTTTATGTTAAAAGTAATATGGTTATTATACTATATAATGACAGACATATTTGTTATTCTGAATGCATGTTTTTATCAAAAATCAGATCCGCACTTATTACAATGCCATTTTTTTCCAACTTTCTTACTCGCCAGTCCAAATATGCCGGTCGAGATTACTCTACTTGCTGTAGTTAGTTTGGATGTGTTTGTGGAATGACAATAAGGGCACGTTTATATAAGAATTTCAATAAAAAAAGTAATAATCAACAAGAACATCTCAATAAATATAATTGCATAGAATGATTCAAATAGCTTTATATGATTTTCGTTTTCTATATGGTTACTAATTGCTGAATCTAAATATGAAATACATAATGTTTGATTCATAGCTTTTATAATAGCCATCTCGTCTTCTGTCTGGGATTTGTATTCTTTTATTAGTCGATCTATTTCAACCGGATCCGTATGTGTGTCCTTGTATCCATATAGCATTTTGAAAAATATAACGACACTTGTAATCATATATAGGCAACATCCAGTAAGTAATGATAAATTAATCATTTGCAAATATATACATTCATTTTGATATATTCCAAAAAACTTAAATATCAACCATAACACAGCACCAACAAATGAAGCAATAATCGTGATAGATTTAAAAGCTTTATCGCTAAACTTGTGTCTACGATCATTTTCTGCATCTGATAATTTTTTGTATAAATCCAATTCATATGAAAGGAGTGACTGATTTGAATTCTTCATCTAAAAAATCTCCTAAAAAAGATAATGCTAAACTTATACCTCGTAATGTCAATACTAATACGAAAGAAATTTGCAAAAGAATAAGTCTATCTGCTGCGTTTTTTCGGTAGATCTTCTTTTATTCTTTCAAATACAGTCTTGGTTGTTTTATTAATATTTTGTGGTTTCAATTTCACTGGTTGTGTTTTAGGTGTATTGTCGTTATTATTTGTTTTAGTGTTGTTTGTTGGCATAGCAATCTCCTTCTGTATGTTGGTAAGTTTTATTCGTTATAGCCCTATCAATTCTTTATTTATGACTGAAGTGTATCCAACAATAGGGAATTCACTTGTCTCCCCGTATTTTGTACCTTCATAGATTAATGTATCATAGTAGTATTCATTACCATATCCAGTACGATTACTACTTGACTGCGCATTAATAGAAATAGGGTTGTCAAATAAAATAATATCTTCACTTTTATTACTCTGTTTGTTTAAATTATTTTCAAAATGTTTAAAGAACATTTCGAGGAAATCAAAAACAGGCATACTTATTTTAGGGACTGCTTTTCTTTTTTGATCTGATACATAATTTTTATATCCTGAGATTCTATCATAGTCATTAACATATTTCATATATATTTTCTTAAAATCTGTCATTGTAATATTGGTTGAAATTATTTCCTTACCAACTTCAATTTTGTTGCTTATGACAAAATTTATTGTATATATCTTACCTTTGAACCTAAGATTAAATTCGTCAGTAATTAAAAAGTATTGTTCATTAGATTTGATATATCTATCCAAAACTTTAACGGTACTAATGTCTACTATAGATGATTTAAACATTTTGTTTCCTTTCTTCTACCATTTATATCCGCAATTTTCACATTTGAATTGGCTTTTAGCGGTTCTACTAAATAAACCAAACATGGTTGCTCCAGCTATTTTTGATGCAGTGGATATTTTCTTAATATTGGATGAGCCACAGGTAGGACATTTTGGAATATTTTGACCGCCTGTTTGAAATACTGTTTTGGGATCAGCTCCTTGTCGGATTGCATTTCCTATTTTCATAGCTTGGTCGTATTTAGCGTTTTCTTTGGCTAAGATTTCATCACGAGAATTGAAAAGTTGTTCGTCAAATTCTGGAGATGATTTTATGCACTCTTCTATAAATCGTTGTTGTTTTGTTTGATCAATTGTATCATGATCGATTTCGTTTTTCCAAACAAGTAGATATTCATCTGGAACTTCAAATAAAATAGAATTACATATTTTACAATAGTTATTATTATCCCATGGCATTTTTCTAGTTATATTACCACATTTTTTACAATATTTTAACATAATATTATACCTCCAAATTATATTATATTGTACCATATATAAACAATATTAACAAGGATTCAAACACCTTGAAAAAATAGTATGATATTCAAAACATTTAACAGTGGGAAAGGTACATTTTCTTCACAGTTTGGAGTGTTGGGAAAATCATTTGAGGATATTGGAAGTCGTTTTAAAAAAATGTCAGATGAACTAATATCTACTAATGATTATACAATATCAAACATTGTAAATGCATGGAAAAATTCTTCAATAAAAAAAGATTTATCAGATAAATTTATAATTACTCAAGAAGATATACAAGATAAGTTTATAGATTTGTCTATTTATGACAATTTTAATGAAAATAAAGCCAGTTCAATTCTTAAAAACTTACAAATAACAAATGAACAAGTAGAAGCTAATGCAACCACATGGGATGCGTATTTACAAGGGTTTAAAGATCAACCTGAAATGCAATGGCAAAAAGAATTTATCCAAACAATGGATATTCAGAAAGCTACTACTGAAGATGTAGTTAAAGCCCAGAATACAGCACGTGAATCTGCGGTTGCATATAATAATAGCCTTCAACAGATGACTATCGGAGCAAAAGCTGCAAATATTGCTATGAAAGCATTAGCAATGGTCGGTAATATGGTAGCAATGTATGCTATTACTAAATTAATTACCGCATATGATGATTATAAAAAGAAAATACATGAAGTGGCCGAAGAAGCGTCAGAGCAAGCAGAGAAATCAGCTGAATATGTAGATAAATTGGCTGATCTTCAAAAAGAGTTCAATGATGGTACGAAAAGTTCTGACGAATTAACATCTGCTTTTAAAGAACAATTAAAGACAATGGGTTATACCAGTTCTGAAATTGATAATCTCATCGAAAAGTACAATGGATTGTCTGGTGCTATTAGTGAAGCAACGAGAGAGGCATTAGATAATGCTCAAACAGATGCATATGTCGATGTTGCATCATCCAGTAAAGCTTTGACGTTGGATGCTTATGGTGGATTAACGAAAGATATTTTTATTCAGTCTGTTTCAACTGGAAATACTGATCTTGATAAAGAAATATCTAAAATGTTGTCTTCTGTTGCATCTAAATCAGCTGATCAGGGAAAAGCTTGGATATCAAAGGATAATTCAGCAGAGGGATTATATGAATACTACAATGTATTAAAAGATATATCACAGCTCATCCAACAAACGGCCAAAGAAACGGATAATGATGACTTATTAAATTTAGGAAGTATGTTTAATACTACTATGTATGGCGAAATCACGGAAGCCATAGATAAGTTAAAAGATTCTGCCGAAGAGTATGGCGAAGCTATTAATAGATTAAATTCTATTGATGCTCAAATTGAATTAGCTGATTATTTAAAGACAAACGATATCAACACACAAGAAGCTTTTGATGCATATATTTCTGGTATTCAAAATAGCACTGATTATTCTGAGACATACAAAAAAGTATTAATTGATGTTGCAAATAATGCATTTCCTCAATTTGTGAATGCTGTAAAAAATGCAGATGCTGCTCTTTCTGGATTAGGTAATGAAACACCGATTTTGTCATTTACCCAGGCTATATCTCAAGTACAGGCATTATCTAAAGGTTTCGATCAGCTTGACAAAATCTATGCTGATGTTCTCAACAAAGAGGATTTTGACTGGTCTTCTATCCTCAATAACACTTCATTTACAGAAGTATTTGGTAAGACCGAAAATGTCACAGAGGAATACAAGGCAGCATACGATGACTTCATTAAGACTATTTCTAATAGTCCTGATGATATTAATAAGTGCCAAGAGGCATTTAACAATCTTGCTACGGAGTATGTGAATGATTCTGGAGCATTAAAGAATCTGACCGAAGAAAATAAGCAAGCAATTACTACTATGCTTGAACAGATGGGTGTTTCTAATGCGGAAGAAGTAGTAACTGCTACTCTTGCTCATGACAAAGAAGAGCTTACATTACAGAATATCCTTCTTGCAAATTCAACCATGGATTTATCTACAGTTACCGCAGACGAAATCCAACGTTTGTTAGATGAAGGTGTGGTTACACAAGAGATTGCAAAACAGTTAGCTGCTTATGCTACTGAAAAACAGTATACAAACAATAAGGTAATCAATACAGAAGCCGATTGTAATAACTTGATTGCACTGATGAAGACAGCGGAAGGTACAACTGAAGCCGTAGCCAAGTTAGAGAAACTTAAGGCCAGACTTTATAATGATGATGGGACTGCAAAGGTTATCTCAAACGAGGAACGCAAGAATGTTGAGAGAGCCATAAATAACATTGCTGCTGAATTCAATGCGAAAGTATCTGAAACAATCAAAATTCCTCAGATGACTTATAACGGTGGTTCTTCAACGCAGAAAGTTCGTGATGATTTAAGTAAGGCAGCCGATTCCGCAAAGAAAACAGCTGATGATCTTTATAATGATATAAAAGAGCAAATTGATGCTTACATGGACTACATGGAGAAATCCTTGGATGCCGGTAAGATTGATTACAATACGTACTGCTCTTCTGTCAAAAATTATCTCGATGATCTTTATAATTCTGGAAAACTAAAAGCAAAGGATTACTTTGATTATACGGAGAAAATGCTTAACAAGCAAAAAGATATCTATGATAAGGTAATCTCTGCTGTAGTTGATCGTTTAGAAGAAGAAGTGGATAAATGGCAAGGAAAGATTGATGAGTTGGAATCTGCTAATGATAAGCTTAATGACAATCTTTCCAATATGGATTCCGCTCTCGATGCAATTGATAGAGTTTATGATAATGAGATTGATCGTATTCAGGCTATTATAGATGGATTGAAAGATGCAAATGATGAGCGTGATCGTACTCTTGCTCTCGAAAAGGCTAAATATGAATTAGAAAAAGCATATTCTCAAAGAATTAAAAAGGTAAAACATATGCCTACTGCTATAGTAATATAGCACATGCAAGCAACTATATCGGTTAAAAAGTGATGGGACACTCAAGACCGAGGAAAGACTAATTTTAGATATTTTTGAACTTTACATTTTTTGTGAAGTTCTTTTTTATTTTAGAGAATAATATAGGAAGGAGGAAATATGTCAAAAAGAAAAACTCAGGACGAATATATAAAAGAAGTTGCAGAATGTAATCCATATGTTGAAGTATTAGCGGAATATATTAATGCAAATACAAAAATTTTACATGGATGTAAAAAATGTGGAAATACATGGATGCAAAAGCCGTCTCATATTCTTGCTGGTCATGGTTGTCAAAAATGTGGCATAGAAACAAGAAAAATAAAAAGTAGATTTAGTAATGAAATATTTTTACAAAAATTAAATAACAAAAATAAATATATTCGACCATTAGAAGAATATACTGGTATGAATAATAAAATGAATTATGAGTGTCTAATCGATGGTTATAAATGGAATGCATTACCATCTTCTGTTTTACAAGGTCATGGATGCCCAAGATGTGCAAACACGGAACGATATACTACTGAAATATATACTTCAAAAGTACATAAAATTAATGCTAATATTATAATATTAGGAGAATATACAAAGTCTAATGAAAGAATAAAATGTCAATGTAAAATATGCAATTATATTTGGAACCCTATTGCAAGCAGTTTGCTTCAAGGTTTCGGATGTCCAAAATGCAATAAGGGTATGCGAACTACAAAGCAATATAAGAATGATTTAAAAATTAAAAATCCTACAATAATATGCATTGATGATTTTATAGATATTAGTACAAAAATATTGCACAAGTGCTTAATATGTTCACACGAATGGTATTTATTACCGAATAACGCATTATCAAAAGCAAAATGTCCTGTTTGCTCAAAATTGAATCATTATATAACATATAGTAATAAATTTATAAACATGCTTAATAAAAAGCATATTAAGTGTTTATCTGGTTATAATGGGGCACAAAATCCGGTTTCTTGTGAATGTATGAACTGTGGATATATATGGAATGTTAAATGTGCAAATTCACTATATTATTGCGGATGTCCAAAATGTAATTCATCATTTTCTAAAGGAGAAGATTATATTTCTGAATATTTAACAAATCTAAATGTAGACTTTAAACGACAGAAAAAATACAATGTATTAAGGGGTGTTGGAAATTTACCATTATCATACGATTTTTATTTGCCATTATATAATACATTGATTGAATTTCAAGGCAGACAACATTTTTATCCAATAGATTATTTTGGTGGTTATAAAACTTATATAATTCAACAAATTCATGATTTACGAAAGCGTAAATATGCAAAAGAACATAATATTAATTTTCTTACGATTTGGCATGATGAAATAGATAAAGTTCCAAAAATATTAAATCGATATCTAAATAATCTAAAATTAGAATCCGTAACGACTGTAATACCATCTATAGCAATATAATGGTTTCGTTGCTCTCCTACTCTTCAATTCAGAAGAAAGAGGATGAAGATACAGTCTGAACTCACACAATAATCCCAACTAAAATAAAATGTGAGAATACGCCAGAAATGACGTATCGCCATAAATAATATTTTATGGTCAGTAGCCAGACATGGTGAAAGTAACAGCTTTGATATGTAGAAAACCGTGGATACATCTATGATGTAGACTATGACACAATCAGAGATGCACAGAACACTTATGATGATGCTGAATTAGATCTGAAAACATCAGAATTGTCGAAGCAAATATCTGAACTAGAAAACTTTAAATCCAAGTGGGATGATGTTAAAAATGCTTATCAGTATAATATTGATAAGATGAATGCTACAGCCCTACTTGGTTCCGAATATCAGAAATTAATTCTCAATAACAATATCTTAGATGTTGAAAATTTCAAGAGTCAATATGTGAGTATTCAACAGCAGATCAACAGTAATAAAGAACTGATTAAGTCTTATAATGAAAAAGTTGATTATTACAATAAGCTGAAGGAACAATGGCAATCCATTACTGATGAATATGATAAACAGAGGAATGCACAGTATGCCAGTCAGGTACTCGGTGCAAACTGGGAGAATGATGTTCTGAATGGTAGATTGTCTACGTGGAATAATTTTAGAAATCAATATGTTTCTCTTCAGCAAGCTATTGCTGATGCTCAAGTCCAATCTGCTAATGAGCAGATTAAAGCATTACAGGCATTAGCCGATGCGGCATGGGCATCAGCAAATGAGCAAATCAATGCGGCTAAAGAAGCACAGAAAGCAGCTTCTGGAAGTACTGGTTCTGCCGGTTTCGTAGGATCTGCTTATAATGTGTCGGGAATGATTAGCGCCGGTGCACCTACCAGTGTCATCAACAAGATCACTGGAAATAAGAGTAATACAAGTGCAGCCGCCACTGCTGATCAGCGGAAGAATAATTCTAATATTATCATGTCCAATGAACAGAAAAAGACCATTGCTGCTTCAAAGAAACGTGCCAATAATATTAGAAAGTATGCAAACGGTGGTGTTGTCAAGATCAATCCTGACGATTTATTAACTGGTCTTGCTAAACAGCATGGCGAAGATGGATTTGCAATGGTGCAGGATGGTGAACGTGTTCTTACTCCTAACCAAAATGCGTCTTTTGAGAAGTTTGTTGATTTGATTACTGGTATGAATATCACACCACAGATGCTTATGCCTGATTTCACAAGATTCGCAACTGGAAATTCAACTGACAACTCTTCTGTCATTGTTAATATTGGCGACATAAATCTTCAGGGCGTTCAAAATGCAGAACAACTTGGAGACGCTATTATTAAACGTCTTCCTGGATATATTACTCAGAAGTTTAACAATAAACAAAGATAATTTTATGGAGGGTAGTTTCATACTACTCTCCTTTTCTATGGTGATTTTATGGAAAATACTGAACGTGCATTAGATACATTAACACAATGTATTTATAAAGCAATTGATAAAAAAATAGAAAAATTATTTTGTGATTATGAGGCGATTGTTCTTTTTAGTGAAGGAGATTATTGTACTGTTTTGATTAATAATGCCAAATATAAAGTTAAGAATGGCACTGATATTACTTTCCAAAAGAATGACAAATGCTTGGTTCATTATATTAATGGCAATCAACAGAAAAAGCTTATTATCGCAAAATTATAGAAAGGAGATATTTATGGCTATACCTCAAAAACAAATTGACTCTTACGATGTGGCTGAGATTTCCGATGATACAGTTTTTATTGCCGTTGATAACGGTAAAACAATAAATACAAAGGGTGAGGATATATCAAACTATGTCATACAAAGTTTACGTTATGCTACTAGGGCTGATATAGATAAACTCTTTAAACAATAAGGAGGAAAATCATGCCTAATATTAGTGAATCCATTCTAACATTAAGTGGAATGGAGTATTATGAAGGGAAAAATAAGGATAGACTGGATTCTGGACTGGCAAAGAAAGCTGAAAAAGCGCATACACATAATAGTGAAGATATTATATCGTTAGATGCTTCAAAATTAACTGGTATGATTGATTTGGCTAGACTTCCGCATGGAGCATTGGAGAGATTATATCCCGTTGATAATGATGAAGCAAGATTTGCACTTACAATCAACGAAGTTCAAAACGGAGATACTGTAAAAGTAAATGATACGAAAATGCTTTATATTGTCGTTGATGATACAAAATTATCGTCTGAAGAAGGTTATACGGAATACACAGTTGGACTAGCATCGTCTGTACCATGGACAGGGGTAACGGATAAACCAGATACATATACGCCATCTAAACACTCTCATACTGTATCAGAAATTACAGATTTTCCTGAGAGTATGCCAGCATCTGATGTAAGTGATTGGGCTAAAGCTGCAACTAAACCTGATTACACTAAAGATGAAGTCGGATTGCCAAATGTAGATAATACTGCTGATGCAGATAAAAGTGTTAAACATGCAACAAGTGCTGACAGTGCGGCAAATGCATCTAAGGTTAATAATCATACCGTAGAATCTGATGTTCCTGCAAATGCAGTATTTACAGATACAGATACATGGATACCTTTTGTTGGAGCTACTGCGGATAATCCAGGTACAGCAGGTTATATTCCTGCACCATCCGCTGGTGATCAAGAAAAGTTTTTCTGTGGAGATGGTACATATAAAGAAATTAAGGCAACTAACGCTCATGGATTTGTAAATCAGGATGAAGAACCTGTCAATCAATCCACGGGCGATGAATGGTTAAAAGATTATGAATAGGAGGTGATTCATCATGGCTATTTTGTCAACTCCAATATTATCTTCTGTTCAAGCATTTGATCCAACAAACATAGAAGTATTTCAATTTTATTATTCAGGTAATCAGATTGAAAAAAAAAGAGTTGTTATAACAGATAATACAACGTTTGAAACTGTATTAGATGACACGCAATTAGGTATGAAATTGTCATATGAGCTTGCTGCTAATACATTAAAACCTGGACAATATTCTATTCAAATTCAAGTATTTGACTTTGATGGTAATTCCAGTGAGTTGTCTCAGCCAGTACTCTTCTATTGTTTCTCTACTCCACAGCTCACATTTGTTGATTTCAAAAAGAGAGTCAATAAATCAAGTATAGATGTCAAAATTTCTTATTCCCAAGCCGAAAATGATGGTTTAAAAGAATACGTTTTATATTTATATGATTCAGAGAAAAAATTAGTTGGGCAGTCTAGTGTATTTTATAATCTTGATAATCCAACTTACACATTTTATGGAATTAAGAATATTACTTCGTATTATGTGAGATGTGTTGGTAAAACTGTACATGATATGGATGCTGATACTGGTTATTGGGAATTTACGGCAGCTTATATCGTGCAACCTAATAACATGGTTATCCAAGTAGTGAACAATTGTTGTGAAGGATATATTACGGTTGATTGTAATATCGTAGATATTGGATTCAACGTGGATGGAAATGATCCAATATTTAAAGATGGAGAGGTTATTCTTGATAATTCCAAGGTAACATATACATCAGGATATGATTTTTCTGATTCATTTAGTATGTTTGTTAAATCAAGAAATGTTCCTCTGAATAAATCATTTTTTGGATATACGACATCCGATGGTGAAGTATCTTTGTCAATACAAAAAATAGCTACTGCATATTATTGTGTATTAAAAGCATCATCTGTGTTAAGTAATTATGTTAGATATGTAGAGTTGCCAGATGCTATTCTGCTAGATAAAAAAGATAATCAAGTTACTGATACAGATTCAAATGTGACTATGGTATCGTTAAATAACGATGGTACTTTTCCAGTTATATTCGAAGTAAAACGTAATGATAATTTATATAACCTGAAAGTTTATTATGAAGAAGATGGTTATGTTAAAGCATAAAGGAGGTGGACTGACATGCTTTTTCTTGGAACTACTTTTTTGGGAGCTAGGTATGTTATGGATCCATCTCCCACTAAGGTAAAAGATGTAAAAAATATTTATATAAATAATGGTACATTTGATCAGTTATTTGTTTCAAAAAATCCTGATTTAAAAGCAGAGAATAGATTTGATGACTGGGATTATGATACTATTCTTAATGCCGATTTTGATGATGGCACACTTGAAGCCGGTAACTCTGGATTCTCATTAAGGAATACAGATTATGTAGTTATTAAATGTAGGCAAGTTGGTGATCTTGAATGGAGAACTATATATACTAAGAAGATCAATGTAGAAGAAGATTTTAAAATTAATATAAAGGATTATTTCGAACCATCTAATACACAACTTGAATATATGGTTGTATCTGTATGTAATGGCATTGAAAATACTTATGTTACAAGAGAGCTTAAATCTGAATTTGACGGATTATTTATCTGCGATAAAAATGAAATCTTTGGCACGTTATATAACCTTGATACAATGGACACTACAAGAAATACACAATCATCAACTGTTGATCTCTTGAATAGTCAATATCCTACTGTAATCAGTAATGGACAATCTAATTATGATTCTGGTACTGCTTCAGGTACATTTATCAAATTCGACCAAGATAATCACACAATTGACATACCTAGTGGATTAAAATATCATTCTGAACTTAAAAACTGGCTTGCCAACAAAAAGCCAAAGATACTTAAATTCCACGATGGTCGCATATGGTTAATAAGTGTTACAGGAGGAATTACGGATTCAGGAGATTCAATTAATTTTTTAAGAAAGATTAGCTTTGATTGGGTAGAGATTGGAAAGCCTGATTCAGAAACGTTATATAATTGTGATTTGTCTGATGTTGGAAGGGAATGGTGGCATTAATGAATTATGTTATTACCGAGCTTGATAAGCAAACCATTTTGCAACCTACACTAAAATATACATATAGGATTACAATAACTGATGATAATGGAAATGTATTGCAAGTAATGAATGACATTACTCCGTCCAACTATGACATATCTTCTGATAATCAAATTAGACGGAACATACAGAGTACTATTCAAAACATTAAAAATGTTGAAGAATGGATGAATTTATACATGCGTCTAAATTTCGTATTTGATATTGGTGTGTTTAATTATTTTAAAGGTAATTATATTTGGTATCCTTGCGGCACGTATGTACTTACAGATAGTAGCACAACATATGATGCAACAAATAATTTATTGTCTACGACATTAATGGATTGGTTTGCTAAGATGGACGGAACACGCAACGGACAAGTTGGTGGTGCTCCTACCATTGTAATTCAGCAAAATGATGCCGATGGCAAAGCTACTACTATTCAAAAAGCTTTAAGAAATTTTATCACAGCTGAAAAGATTACTGATAAAATTTTAATTGAGGATATTGGTGAATTTTATGGTCAGCAATCTACTAATCCTGATAAATATGAAGAGTATCGTAAAGAAAATCCTGATTGGAATAAAATGCCATATGATCTTGAATTTTCCGCAGGAGATACACAAGCTACTATTGTGGCAGGAGTTACTGATCTATATCCAAATGTTCAAGCATATTTTGATGTTTATAATAATTTCTGCTGTAATATGGTTCCGTCTTGCGTGAATGATCCAGTTGTTTTAGATAATGATTTTTTACAAAAAGTTTTAATATCTGATAATTCAGAAAGTACTACATATTCGCTCTCTTCTATCAAAAATGTTACAGAAGTTTTTGGCAAATCATATGAGATAGATAGGGATGCAGATGACAAATGTGAAGAGTCTAATGGTGTATTTACTCTTACATTGGATAAGTATGGTGAGTATACAGAGTATCAGATCATAGCATTCAAACCAAAGGTAACAAATACTGATAATACAAAAATAAAAATCAACTCATTACCGGCTTTTCCAGTCTACAATGAATATTCTACTACTTCTATCGCTTCCGGCACTTTTATACCAAATGAAGTTAATACTATTATGCTAAGAAAGAAAGACGAAATATGGATTTCATATTATCTTGGTCAGTACCAACCTCATGCTTTATGCGTGTTAACTGCGGATGAAAATGACAAGAAGTACACTAAAAAGTATTTTGCGGACAAATATAATTGCAAAAATATTACATTTAGGATTGAACCTGAAAGTCCATATACTATTCAAAAAATTGGAGAAGTATTTGATGTAAAGACTGGTGATGAATTTGATAATATCATATCTGAATCTGTGGCAGCACAAAATGCAGTATACTTTAATCAGCAAGCTTCATCTATGAATGAAACAATTGAAATTAGTACGAAGATGTTACCATGGTTAGATATTAACATAAAAGTTGAATATAAAAAAATAAATAGTAATGATATTAGGCAATATATTATAAAAAATATTTCGAATGATTTGAGTAGCGGAATCTCTACTATCACATTGCAAAGATTTTATCCATTATATTTTGTTTGATATATTTTAATATATGAGTGTATATATAATGGCAAGTTACAAATGAATGAAGTAGAATATTCATCATTTATATCTATCAGTAGTGTCGATAGTATAGATAAAGCAAAAATCTATAAATCGAACAATCGATTATGTGGTTATATACAAATAAGCACAAACAAAACAATTGGATCAGATGGCAGAATCATACTAGGTCAAACGTTATTTGTTAAAAATGGATATAGACCTAAAAATGTATGTCTTCTTGCAGGACAAGTATATTCGAATACATACAGTAAGTATAGTCCAGCTATTTATCAGTTGGATACAGATGGTACTTTTGTTGTTACTACAGCTCTTAATGGCAGTGTTTACTGGTTTTTACATAAATCTTGATTATGATTTAGCTTAAATTACTAGGTGTTTTGTATTAATTTACCTGTAAAATAAATTCATCTCGCAATTTTGTCCTATATCCTGACCACTATAGGTATAACTTTCCAGCTTAACACCTGTAACGGAAGCAACTAGACATATATTGTGGCGGTCGTTCTCTGATAAATAATAATCTTGTAAATATTTTTTATTTGTTGATAATAAGTTATCTCTAATAAGATGGAATGTAAAATAATACTGCGGATTAAGAGAAAATGTTATATCTACATATGCTTCAATCCAATCACCAGGAATAGTAATGCCAGCCGTACCATCTTTTATGCTCATGTGTTTATAATTTAACTTGCCATTATTATATATTTATTTTTCAACTATTACTATAAAAAATAGAAAGGAAATTTTAATTTAATGACTTTCGAGTTATCAAACTATAAAAATGTTGATAGTATAATTATACCTATTATAGATGAATTTTATAGGCTTCGTGATTCCGGTAAGAATGATGAAGCCTATAATTATATCAAACAATATGAATCCGATTTAAAACCATATTCTATTGATTGCGGATCATTTAATAAAATTGAGCTTGGTATTTGGGAATTAGCAAAAGAAATTTTTTATAACCAAAAGATTGTTTTCACAGATATCAATACCACCGAGCCTGATCCAGATGAACAGCGAATGAATGTCAATAGTGAATGGTTGAAAGAATATGAATAGGAGGTGTGGAATTTGTCAAGCTTAAACAATTACAAACCGCATCTCAGAAATGATATATCCTTGGATGATAAAAAAATATACAATCAACATTCTAATTTAATGAAAACAAAACAATATAAAGATGCAGTCACTCTTCTATCACAAAATAATCAGATAGATAGTGTGACTGCATCTTTATTAAATTCATGGGAACAAAAAATTTTTGAATTAAATGAAATTGGATCGTATTTTTATGATCCATATTTATATAGCCAAGAAGAACCATTCGAAACAGAAATGATCGGTAAGACTATTTGGCAGCAAGAATATTAAGAAAGGAATTATTATAATGAGTATTTTAACTGGATTTAAAAAAGTTAAAAATTACATATTAACAAGTTCTGGATATCAACTTTTATCACGTTGGACGAGTTCACAAACTGTTGAATTCGATGATGGGAAAACGGCTCAGACAAAGCTCGGAGAAATTAACGGAATTGCGAAGACTTATGTTGATATGAAAAAAGCAACAGATAATTCAATGGCGGTATCCGCAAAGGCGGTAATGGAGGGATTAGAAAACTCTTCAGCATTAATATCGATGACTCAGGAGGAGTATGATGCATTAAGCGATGAAGAAAAAACAGACAATAACATGAGAGCTATTCTTGATGCAAATCCTGATGTTGTTGATGCAAAAAATGTCAATTTTGACAATACAAATACTAATTTAACAGCTACAAACACTCAATCCGCTATCACTGAGTTAAATGGCAAGTTAAACCAGAACACCGATTTGACTTTAGTCAATTGTGTATCATGGGAATCTGACAATACAATTTCAAAAATAGGTAACAGAGTATTTGTAACGTTAGGCGTACAAATTACATCTGAGCAGTCTAGCGGATCATTAATTATTGCCAGTATTGCAAGGACATATTACCCTAAAACTACGTATGTTAGAGCAAATGCAGCAGGTGGTACAAATGGCGATAATCACATGCTTTATATTAATAAATCTAATGGCGCAGTAATATTAAATCTTTCGACAGAACGGTATTATTCTGCCAGTTTCTCATACTTGGCAAATTAGGCTATTTATATGCTACAACAAAATTTAGGGTAAATGTTGCGTCATTACTTACAGTAGCAATTTGATATGCATAAAAATTACCATTAATTGCAAGACGCACATTAACAGCCCAATTACAGTTTACGAACACGCCAAATACGTTAGCATTACTTGGTAATCCAAAGTCAGATAAAGATCCTAATAATGACTGTCTATTTGTCACTAGCAGAGTAACAGATGTTGATATTGATGCAAATTTCAAACCACTTAACTTGCCATTATCACAAGGCTATTTTCCAAAAAATCAATTTAATATTTTCATTTTAACAATATAGTGACATTTTTCAAAAAATATTTTTGCAATATATGTCACTTTTTATTATTTTTATATATTTTATTTTTAGAAAGGAGAAAATTAAAATATGTCAAAAATTATGTATAAAGATAAACAAATATTAGGATGTATATCAGACGCAAAATATGCGGCCTATGATAATACAGGCACCGGACTCAGTGCCACTAATGCCCAAGACGCAATTACTGAGTTAAATGGCAAGTTAGCGAATAAAATAGATTCAAACAGATTCATTATGAGTAACACCGGAAGCATAAGTGGTTTTGTAAAAAATAACGAAGTGTGGCTTACTATATTTAATAGAATCTCTACTCCTGATTCATGCGTTTGTATTGTATCACGTTATGCTGATGTAGTTAGTGTTTATTCTGTTTCTAAATCGCCAACTATGAATATTGAATATAACAATCAAGGCACAATTACCATAAAATACAACGGATCTACAGATGGTGTGCTCGGCGGTGCATTTAAAATGTTTGGATAATCTATTTTGATTATTCATGTAATAAAAACATGAGTATCTGTAAACAACTGTTACTTGTAAATAATTATTCTATCCATTAAGCTAGAATGTTTATTCTTCAAGTGGCACATATTGACAATAGTTAAACGCTACTCCACCAGTTTGTAATTTTGTTCCTTTCCTAACAAAACAGGATATTTCTGATGTTGTTTCGCCTATGGTCGAAATAGGTCTCAATATTCCAATCTGAATATTATTAGATGAATATAATATTATATATCCACTTTGGTTTGTAGTATTTCTAATATGTACATATCCATTATTTGGACATATATATGTTTCGTTTAGGTTAAATGTTTTAGGACTTCCACAATTACAATTATTTAACTTGCCATTATCACAAGTATGTATCATTTTATCTTAATTCTGTATACTATTTTTCTGTTTTTTATAAATATCATATAATTAGTATGCGATATTTAGTTAACAGTTCTATATATTCTTTATAGGGTTATGTCTATTTATCTTCTATGAGTATGATATGATCAGATATTTATATTCAATTTCATTTTAAAGTGAATTTAGGCATAATCTAATAAAGAAATATTTGTCTATAGTATTTGATATTAGAAATTTATAATATAAATAATGGCAAGTTAAGTATTACAAATAATGTATTTGGAATTAATACAAGTATTGGTATTTCTTTTGTTTCTGCTAACTGTTCTGTGTGCGTAAATAATGTGTGTTATATTGATGCATTTGTACAATTAACGGAAACAGTTCCTGAAAATGGAACATTGTTCTATGTTGTTAAAAATGATAATGTTATTACCTTTAACCGCAGATTAGATGCGATTCTAATTAATGTCTTGAATGGTAAAATATATCAAATTATGTTGCTAAAAGATAGTAATATTTTCATCGCAAATGGGACATCTATCCCAAGTGGATTCTATAAAGTTACTATGATCATTTCTATATAGCAATTATTATACACTAAATGGTATTGCAATGTTGATTGATATAACAACTACATATTATTATATTTAACTTACATTTTTTATGCCCCATATATAAAATTGAAATGTGCCAGGATAATTATCTCCGGCAACATTATTTACATGAGCATAAAACATTCCGAGAGTATTTTTAAATACTTCAATTTTTGTATCATTGGTATTTGTTGATACGCCAAATACTGCAACATAGTTTCCAAGATAGGCATTACCTGATCCGTCAGTGGTTATAGTGTCTATTAATACCTTTGCGTTTTCTAACTTGCCAATAAATGATGTTGTCATATTAATAAATTATTAATAACAAATATATAATATATAATATAATGGCAAGTTAAACCAGAACACCGATTTGACTTTAGTCAATTGTGTATCATGGGAATCTGACAATACAATTTCAAAAATAGGTAACAGAGTATTTGTAACGTTAGGCGTACAAATTACATCTGAGCAGTCTAGCGGATCATTAATTATTGCCAGTATTGCAAGGACATATTACCCTAAAACTACGTATGTTAGAGCAAATGCAGCAGGTGGTACAAATGGCGATAATCACATGCTTTATATTAATAAATCTAATGGCGCAGTAATATTAAATCTTTCGACAGAACGGTATTATTCTGCCAGTTTCTCATACTTGGCAAATTAGGCTATTTATATGCTACAACAAAATTTAGGGTAAATGTTGCGTCATTACTTACAGTAGCAATTTGATATGCATAAAAATTACCATTAATTGCAAGACGCACATTAACAGCCCAATTACAGTTTACGAACACGCCAAATACGTTAGCATTACTTGGTAATCCAAAGTCAGATAAAGATCCTAATAATGACTGTCTATTTGTCACTAGCAGAGTAACAGATGTTGATATTGATGCAAATTTCAAACCACTTAACTTGCCAT